TATCAGATGGTGTATCTGGTGGCATTGGAGCACCTTCTGGTGGCATTGGAGCACCTTCTGGTGGCATTGGAGCACCTTCTGGTGGCATTGGAGCACCTTCTGGTGGCATACCCATTCCAACATCTGGAGTAGGCATAGGCGGAACAGGTATCTCAGTAGCAGAAGGCTTAGGCTCTTTCATATCAAGAGCAGCCTGTACTGAATCCGCTACAGCCTGTGTGTCCTGCATCTGCTTATGGATTGATGTAATGAATCCAGTAAGTTTCTGCTGCAAAGTTCCAAGGTCATCTACAATATCCTGTAGAAGCTGCCGAAGCATAGCTTCTACTGCTGACTGCGTATCCACACCACGCGCTCTAAGCTGTCCAAGAAGCAGCTCACCAAGTCCTTGGTCATTATCAAACCAGTTGCCATAGCTGCCCATAAGATTGTCCATGCTAAGCCATGGGGTGACTTCTGGCGGGATGCCTGGCGTTTCTTCTTTAGGTGAAATGTTCTGCAGTCCTTGCTGCAATTCAGCCAGTTCCATTCTGTCCTCCAATATTCATAAAATATTATATTACAGATAATCAGTCTGTAAATGTGCACAAAATAAAAATACTACCAGCCTTTACCAAGCCGGTGGCCACGGTCATCCTCACCCTGCTGCTTGCCTGCCCAGTTCTTTTTATAAGTAGTTACTGCTCTTTCAGCAACTTCCTGGTACTTTTCAGCAGGCCATTGTATTCCTCGCTTCAAGCACCAGTCTTTAGCAGTTAAAGTAACACGTTGAGTTATAGCAGTGGCTATTCCTGGCCTGAGCATAGCAGCAGGTGAGATATTACTACGTAAGTAACTCATAATAAAATTTATGCAGTCTTGCTCAGAATTCTTTATCTCTTGCTGCTCTCTATTCTCTGGTATCATCAGTATCTCCTATCAGTATACTTGCACATGTATGTTACAACCAGTCTCCTATAGTGGACGGATTAACGTTTGTTATGCGCTTCCAAGCAGACTTGTCTCTGTCAAGGAATGCTTCGAAAGCATATTTAGCCTCAACAAGCTCTTTCTGAACGCCCATAATATTAGACTCATTGAGAGCAGAGAACTTGTCAGCAAGGCGTGCTACAAGATAGCGGTACATTTCTGGAATCGGATAGTCCAGCTGTGTGTCAGGTGTCCATCCAAGCTCTTTGACTCTCGGTGTATCTCCATCCAAGTCATTCCAGTCTTTAATATAGACACTCATTCCAGTCTTGTCGTTCCAGTGACACTTTAAATACTCAACATTTGAATTACGCCCAGTAAAATCAAATGGGTTATACTGGTTAAAACAGCGCTGGGCATCAAAAAAACCAGAAACATGCTCACTTGTCAGTGAGTGCTTATATGTCACAAAAATATACGGGTAGTCGCATGACAGATAGCAGATGTTCCAGTGTCCATCATCAGAGTCTTCAAGAGGAGCAGCAGCTATCAAATCGGTAATGTCTTCTTCAACTCCAGTTCCACGATGAGACATAATCCATTTATCTGCTTCAAGCAAGTCAGCTTCTGTAGCAGCTTTTAGATTTATGCTGCTGCCATCTGCTTTCTGTCCAGACAGAATAAAAAGACCATACGTTCCAGTCATTTCAGGCTCAGTAGCAGAGTCATGCATAATAGGGTCACGATTATGATGTGTAAAGAACACTTGCGGGCAGGCAGGCACATAGTACAGCCATACTGTTCTCCGCTCAGCATCTGGGCAATACAAGTCTGTTCCACTTATCTTGTATACTCCTGATGAAGTCATATCAGCCGTACCAGCTTCACGATAAACATAGCGGTCATATCCTATAGGAGCTTGCGCAGCATAGACTTGCACAGAATTCTTAACGAATGGTGGCAACTTGGTAAGTTTTTGAGTCAGCTTGATATTTATTCCATAATATCCATCATCTATACATGCCATACGACTGTAAATATCTGACCATGCATAATTCAAGAATGACAAGCAGTCTGAGAAAGTATAACTATTTAGTGCTTTTGTCTGCGCGAGGCGCATAGCATCTTCAAGTGCATCTGACGCAAAATGTCTAGTGTCAATCTGAAGCATACTCCACTCCTTACTGCTGCCCTGTTATAGGTGTCTTGCCCATAATACCCTGACCAAAGCCACTGATTCCCTGCTTAGCTTGTATAGCAGCAAGCCAACCGTACGCGGTATTAGCAAATGTTACACGGTCTGTCGGTGTCAGACTAGGGTCATTAAGTATCTCATTAACCCACTGATATGCATACATTTGCAACTGGTTAGGTACATTTATTCCTTTCTGCAAATATGCATAAATCTGGCTAAACGGATATTTAAGGTTAATAATTTTCTTATACAGCCTTTCATTGATATTAAGTCCAAGCTCCTGCGCAAACTTGTATACAAAGTTCTGCCAGTAGCTGCTCCAACTCTGCGTATATTCTGAATCAAATATACCCTTCTGCATGAGCCTTTCAAGGTCAATGCCCGTCTGCGCCTGGTATTTAGCAAGTGCCTGCTTAGCCTGGTCAGCATTCCGCTGAAGCTCGAGAGGATAATCAAGCAATGAGGCTTGCCGCTGAGCGTCACTCTGCCTAGCAAGATTGTCAATGTTTCTGTCAGCATCTCTCTGTCGCATTTCTTCAGTCTGGATGCTATACTTAGCAGGGTCATTAGGATGGCTTTCAGTACTACCGTACATAGCTGTAGTACGCCCAACAGTTCCAGCACGCTGCCAGAGCCTATTATTATAAGCATCTGCCAAGCGTGACATATTCATAGTATTCTGGAAAGACCTGCCGTTAAAGCGACCTCTAGGGTCATTCTTAGCAAGATTCCAGTTCCAGTATTTATGCATCTGAAACCACTTGTTTGGGTCATCTGTAAAACTACTTGTAATCTGGTCCTGGTCCTGAGCAGCTTCTTGCTGTGCCCGCTGCTGTTGCGGCCTTGTATACTGGCTTTTTGCCTTGCCAGATACGTCTGATGCAGAAACACGCGGGTCATCTGACATTTGTGATATATCCTGTCCTGCGTTAATTTCTTGAGCTTGTCCAGAGCTACTGTCACTTTTAGGACTTACAGGAGCTGCTGAAACATCAGGAAATTGCAGCACAAGTTTCTGGTCTAAATCTGTCTTCATTATTTTCCTCCAATAGCAGCAGCGCGCAGTTGCTCAGTACCCTGTAAAGCAGCGCTTGGTGATACCTTGTTAATTAAAGCATCAAGATTAGCAGACTCATCAGCAGAAAGAGGGTCAAGCGGTTTTGCCTTGTATAGCCTCAAGAAACTGAGATACTTCTGCCTGTCAGCAGCCATTTTCACAAGATTATTTGTAGCACGTTTCCATGAAAGCAAATAATCATTTGCCCGCTTTGAAGCCTCATCATAAAGTCTCTGGCTACCATCAGGGAGTGCAATAATATTCTGCACTTCATACTCATAAGCCTTCTTTATATTGCGTAGCACCTCAAGCAGCTGCGCAGGGTCCTGTGTATCAATATTACTGAAAGTATTCTTGTTGAACTGTGCTATATTCTTGCGTGCAACCTGCTGGACAGGACTGTTATACTGTGGCAAATTGCGCATAAGAGTATACGGACTCTCATTTGTAGAGCGCAGTATGCGCCTAGCAATACTAGCGTTATCTCCAGCAGCACCAATAAAATCACCTATACCTGACCATGTTTTCCAGAAGTTATCATGCTTGCTATGGTAAGTATCAATGTCTTGAGCTAGCTGCAAAAGTCTTTGATACTGTGCAGGGTCCTGCTGGGCAACCTGCTGTATTCTTTTCTGTGTTGCAATCTGTCCAAGAGATGCGCTTCCAAGAATGTCTATCATCTCTTTTTCTTTAGCTTCAATATCCTGTTTCTCATTGAACGCTTGACGGTTGTCATTCATTCTCTGCCGGCGCTGAACGTCGGCAGCATCTTGCTGCGCTAATTTAGCAGGAATTTGCTTCTGTTTTCTAGCAGCTTCGTACCTGTCAGCATTCGCTTGTGCAGCAGCAGAAACATTCTGCTCAGCCTGAGAAATTTGGTTTTGTAGATTTTGAAGTTTACTGCTGGCCATTTACCTTGTCCTCCAATGCTATGAGGCGTCTAGCAAGGTCACCTATTACACCTGCATTAACGAGCGCGAGGCGGTTTCCGTCTACTGTCTTAACTCCTTCAGAAGTCTCATGCACACAGTCAGGAGCAACCTTCTCAATATCCTGTGCCATTGGTCCTCTATGCTCTTCTTTAGGGTCAATTCTAGGGTCAATAGCAGTAGCTGACTCCTTATAAGTGTAAAGAAAATTACGCAAATTGTCTGCGTACTCTTGCACCATGTCATCTGACCAATCGTCAGAATACTGTGACGGGTCAAGCCTGCCATTACCTTGCCCCATAATATATGACACAGCGGCAAGCTCATCCTGTGAAAGCTCTTCTTTCTTGTTAGCAAGACGCTTCAAGATTTTTTGGTTCATATCAGAAATAACTATGCCATCATAGTATGGCTGCATCTGCTGTATGAATTTTTTTGAGCTTAGAAAATCTGTAAAGCAGGCTTGAAGTGCCTGCTGAATTACTTCTTCTGCGTCCATTACGACTGCCTCTTTGTAAGCTGCTTGCGAGCATCATAGAACTGTCCTGATGGTCTAGAACGGAGCAAAAGTTCTGTCTCTTTGTCTTTCTCGCGTTCATATTTAAGGTCTCTGCCTGTATTAGAAAGAATATCTCCAACAGCGCCAAGAGCAATATCTCCAATAGCACCACGCGCTTTACGACCCATAGCATACGCAGGAGTCATAGCGAAAGCATTATCATAGCCCTGTGACTTTGCACCTGCTGAAACTGCAAGTAGCGCATCACCGAGCAGGCTGTTATAAATATTGAAGCCTTTTCCAGCAGCCTTTGCGCCTGTTCCAAGCCCAGAAAGAAGATTATCCTGAACAGTCTGCAACGGGGTACGTTTATAGTGTTCCATCTGTTCTTTTACAGCAGCATCAGTCTGCTTCTGCGCTTCTGCAGGGTCAAGTGGGTTATCTGTCTCATCGTTACCGAAAGCAGAGCCATCTGTAAATGTATCGAACAGGCCTTTTTTACCTGCAGCAGGGTCACCATAAAGCATTCCCTGGAACTTCTTAGATACTTCTGAATTAGGGTTCTTAAGCTCTTTTTCAAAGCGTTTCATAGCCATATCAAGAATGGCTTGCTGAATATTCATAATTTTTCCTCCTAGTAAGCTCTGTTTACAGCAGATGTAATATTCTGCTGGTCAGCCTTATAAGGCACTTCATTCGCAAAATTATTATAAAAGCCACTGCCAAAATCGCCTAAATTTCCGCCACGGCCTAGTTCACCATTTATACGGTGTGTCCAGGCATCAACAGATTCCCCCTGCTGTCTAGCATACTGAGGATTATCTTTAAGTGCCTGCTGTAGCATTGCCTCATTATCAGCAGTATATTCAGGTCCAGAGTACTCACCTGAAACATTATGGTCATACTGCTCTGCACGGGATATACTACCATTACTTACGCGGTAACCTCGTACGTTGCCATTGCTGTCCATTACACGCCGTACAGGTGACCCTGCACCGTAATTAGTAAGATTCTGCAGTCCTACTTTATTATTTTGTGCAGGCTGTTCAGCAGGCTGTTCAGCAGGCTTAGTTGCTTCTGGCTGAGTAGAAGGCTGCTGTTCTGTTGGAGCAGTATCAGCATCCTGGCTCTTAGAAACAGCAGTGTCTGAAGAACTTCTGTGACCTCCAGATGAAAGGTACTGGTTCCAGGCATTTGCATTATTTTGCTGCTGCCAATTGTAGTCCATCTGGTCAGCAGCAGCTCTCTGCTCTTCTGCTGCAGACCTGTTATCATGCATATTTTGCATGTTCTTTACACCTTCAGCGCGCTGCGTGTCCTGCCGCTGCATGTGTGTGTTATAATCAGCTGTACCTACAGTTCTAGCAAGTGCAGCAGCACCAGCAGAAACGTTACCCATATTGGCAATTTTCTGAGCATTTTCAGTAGCAGCGTTCGCAATAGCATTCTTCTCAGCTTCGCCTCTATAATCACGGTTAGCTATCTGCTTATTTGCCTGTGCGTCTTTCTGATACTGTGCAGCTTGCTCTTCATGTATTTTTGCCTGGTTTCTAGCATGCCCACTGTTAGGGTCTCTGCCTCCAGCAATCTTGCTGTTCAAGTAGGCACCAAGCCCTGTAGAAACAGCACCTGCAACATCTGATATAGCATTCTGTACTTTATCTATGTGCAGCTTCCCGCTATTACCGTCTTCAGGCGGAGTCTTTTCATCTTCAGGTTCAGGTTTAGGCTTATCATATTCTTTGCTGAAATTGTCAAAATCTTCTTTTCTCTGGTACGCTGTTTTCTGCAGCTTGCCGTCAGGTCCAAAAGCATTTTCATTAAGTTTCTTATACTGTGAAACATCTTGAGTAGTAGCAAGGTCAGCTTTAAGCTGTTTCTTAGCAGCGTCATACTCATCCTGGATAGCTTTTATAGCTTCAGGATCGCCATATGCTTGCCCAAGACGGCTCTTTATTTCCTGGCGTTTCTGGTCATATTTTTTGTAGATGTCATCTTGAGCCTGCTTCTGCTGCTGAAGGGCAAACTTCTCCAGCTTGCGGTCATAAGCTCTGATGTCTTTGTCCTTAAAAAGATTATATCTGTCCTGCATTCCAGTTTTTCCTTTCTAATATATTGTATATAATAGAAGGCACATGTAAATATGCCTTCTATATTTCCTGCATTCCGTACAGGTCTGCCTGCTGCACAAGCCTGCTTGTTCTTTGAGCAGTAACTTCCTTATACTCACACTGAAGGCCAGATATACATATGTACTGGTCACTCCATATATGCAGCCGTTCACGGTTTCCAGCTCCACACTTTCCAGCATATCTAAAGCTGTAGTAACCATAGTTGCCTGAAAATGTGAACAAGTCTTTTTTCAAGAATACATGAGCAGGCCTAGCAGCAATCACCTTGCCTCCAGGAGTCATCGTTTCCGACTGTACATTAACTACTGCATATGTATTATCAGGATAAAGAGAATCCATTTCAACAGGCCAGCAGAAAGTAATCTCCCACTCATATATGCAGTCAGTATCAACGTTCACACCGAGCGGAGCAGTGACTAACAAGAATGGGTTATGTGTCCAGCCTTTTATTTCAGCTGCTGGAAACTTGTCCACTGACTTATATACATCTTTATATACACGGAACGGATGGTACTCTTCACGTGGAACACGCTTCCATTTTCCATAGTTAGACTTAATCTGCTCAGACATATAGCTTTGATAATTATATCTGACAATTATGCACCTGTTAGGACCCTGATAAAGAACTCCGCAAGGCAGCGATAGCGTCTTAAATCCAGACCTGTCATTATAAATAGTTTCAATAGGCGGAGCAGCTTCTCCAATGAAATCACCATCTTTAAGCCGAGGCACGATAACATTATCAACTTCTGAGTCAGAATCAAGTACTTTATTATCAAGACGCAAGAAAGTAGCAACACATGGAAGTAATACCTCCTGGCTTACGAAGTCATAACGGCCATGCAGCACACTGCGGAATCTCTCAATCATGTCTACCATCTTGAGGGACGTTCCACCTGTAAATATATAGTACTGCTGCGTATCTTTTGAATAGAAGTATGCTTCATATGGTGTAGCACCGATAAAGTCAAGTCCCAAACACGGGACAAGCTGCTCAACAAGTGTCACACCTGTCTGCTGTGTAAGAGAGCAGATATACTCAGACGTAAACCTATAGTTATTGCGTCCGATTGTAAAGTCAATAGATACCGGAGCCTTATATGCTGACTGCAGGTCACGATTATCTGTAGTAAGTGATGTTATGCCATCAATCACAGATAGTTGCTGCGTCGATATTGTCTTGACAGCCGCTGGCAAAGTATTTATGAGCTCAGAGAATACTGGAAGCGCTATGCGTATAGCGTTTTTATCTTCACCTATTACGCCTGCTCCCATTATTCTATCTTGACCTGGATGGTCTACTTGAATAAACACAGAATCATTGTAGTCTCCAGAAATAGCTGTAGCTGGGTCTGACTTAAAATTGCCAGCAAGTTCATAAGCAGGCAGCTTATTACTTCTCTTAAAGCGGTCGTTCACAAGGAACATATACGCTAGTGTCTGCCGCTCTTTAGACATTCCAGCAGAACCCATCCAATTAACTACTCTATAACCATATCCATCAAAAGCATGGTAAGCCTTTTCTTCATAGCATGCATTCAAGCCTGTGATATTCAGACCTAGTGCCTGTGGTGTAAGCAGCATAGGACGTAGATATTTAGAAAAAATTCCTCTTTTTATTTCTATAGCAGCATAAGGTGAAGCAATACCACAGAAACTATTAGAAACAACACAATTACTATATTCACCGTCAATAATCTTAGTATCACGTGCACTTATCCAAAGAGTCATACCATTTGTAGCAGTCTGACTAAGCTGCCAGTTTTTATCAAGAATATAGTCCTGTATAAGAGGCGTATCAAACATAACAGCACTTTCAGAAATATTCTGGTTTTTGAAATCAATTCCAGGCAAGAACGATTCTGTACCTATAACATAGGCCATATCAGATGGCAACTGTACTGCTGACTGTGCACCTTTAAGCATGGCAATATAGTAAGGCACCTGGCCTTTGAATTTTTCAGAAATACTATCTGAAACTGAATCTGTAATAAAATCTGGCTGGCTTTTATCAATTTGCTTTCTAGGAGAACTAAGTGGTAAGTCAAGTTTCCAAGGCTTATTAACAGTAGTCACAGTTACTGACTCATCTGTAATACTCTGAGCAGTTGACACTCCAAAACACGGCCACATGAAGTGCTCATGTTTACTACCATACGCATGTTTCGCTTCAATATCACGGTTATTTGCAGACTGATTGGCAGTAATTGTAGACTGTAGTTTTCCGCCACCCAAAGAATCAATTACTGATGGAAGCAGCTCCAGACCAATCTCTGAAGCATTACACGCAATTGCAGCAGCTGTCCAGCCTAGTCCAAGAGCAATAGCAACAGCTGCTGATGTATTACCACCATTTGCAAAACCTCCAATAAACCATAAACCACCATTATTTGCCTGTATCTGCTGTGCTAACGCATCTCTAGTCACAACGAGCGCCTTATGCGTAAGCTGCAGTTGGTATACTGTTAAAGATGTAATTGTATATATAAGAGACTGCTGCGTGAATACTGACTGCACACTTGTTACAGACTGCGCGAGGCACTGTGCAACAAAGTTATGGTTAACATAGCCTCGTCCAGCTTGTACTTGCTGCCTGTCAGACGTAGAATAGAACATATCCAAAGTTTTTATAGCAGTAACTTCTGATGTCTGTGATGGTGTAATAGCATTTATCTGCATATTAGCACCAGTCATACTGAGCATATTTTGCAAGAAATATTGTGAATACTTATTGCCAGAGTCACTTACTGCTGACTGGTTCTGTCCTTTATTGATCTGCACAGTGTCTTGCGCCCAATCAAGAGCAGACACACCTGCTGATGCAAACAGCAAGAATGTACTTCCACTATATGGGTCATTATTAGACTGTGACTGCCGTACTGACTGTCTGTCAAATGAAATCTCATCAGATGACACAGGAGAAGTATATTTCACAGTGTCTACTTCTGAATGTATATTGTCACTTTGATTAGCTATATCCTGCTGCTGAATGGTATCAGTACTATTATAGTGTACATAAGCAGCTTGACCAAGTGTCTGCTGCAAATAATTGGCAATAGCAATCTTAGGATTGAAAAAATACACCATTGGCCAGCCAGCAAGAGCAAGCAGTGCAGTCCATACTCCGTTAGACTCAGGAAACAAGTTCTTCAGGCTTTTTACCTTAAAGCTATAATCTGCAAATACTGTAGAGCAGAATGAAGCAGATGCATAATTTATAGAGTAGTTATTATTAAGAAGTATCGACTTTGTAGAGTATACACCATTAGCATATTCAAGATGAGACACAATTGAAGGCACACTACTTGATATATACCACTGCTGTGAATCATTTCCTACAATCTTGTCTTCTAAAGCATATAGCTCTGACAAATTAGAAATGTCATGATTCGAATCTGAAAGAACACTTAAAGGCTGTACAGTCTCTGTGAATCCTTTAGAAGCATCAAAGTACTTTTCAGGAATTTCACCACCAGTCAGGCTGCCATTAAGTCCTACAAAGCCATAGCCCTGAATAATTTGTAAACCTTTATCTGATAGCAATATTGCCCACTGGTTAAAGTTGCTGTCAAAATGTAGTCCTATAATAATTCTGCTGTCTAAACAGGTGCCAGACCACTTCGCCCTAGTTATAACATTTGAAATATCTAAGTCAGAATATGTATATAGCTTCTTGTTATCAGGGCATAATATCTGTCCAATGTTTCTCTTAGCAAGCTGCAGTACCTTACTATACTCAATATGCATACTGTCTAGTGGGTTGTACACCTGAAGCAGTAAGCCATCTGAAGCAGGTGTTACAGTAACAAGCCTTGCAGACTCATCATCATATGCGTCAGTAACAAAGTACTTGAGCACTGTTCCAGGCAGAATATCATAGCGAGGCCATGAGGCAGTGTCTACAAAAACATCACCATCCCAGTCAGATATATCTGAAGTTTTCTCACGCAAAATAAAATTATACTTATCAAGTACTAAAACATGCTGGCTATCAATCCACCAAAAATTCTCTGTGAGCGTTGTTGTGTCCCACTGCTGCTTAATACACTGTAGCTCTTGTTCTATATCACATTCAGCAAGAGTTTTGCAGTCTAGAGAACTGCTGTCAACAGCTGTGTAGTTATATTGCATAGTAGAATGCTTGCTACTGTCAAACAAGCCACTATCAGAAATGTCAATGGATATATTCTGCCCGTCTATGTTAAGTACTATACTATTTTTTGTAACCTGTACAACGGAGCACCCAACAGGTAAATGCACCCCATAAAGTACTGCTAGAATAGTATACACATCTGAAGCAAGCACACTGATGCCGTTATTACTTAAGAATGTTGCATTCTGTAGTACTACTGAGTGCCACTTATCTTGTGTGCTCTTGCGTGTTTTTACAGATATAGTTTTTTGTGTATAGTCAACAGACGTTTGAATAAGAGAATTGCTGCTATATAGTAGTGCTGCAGCATTTTGAAATGTTACAAGATTCCAAGAACTATCAAAAGACATAGGAACAGTAAAGTCTAAAGCATAGTGGTCAATGGTCTTGTAGCTTATGCTCAAACGCTGTATAGGTAAAGTATCTTGACTAGCTGATTCTTCTGACAGTACTTTCATAGAAGCAGATATATCATATCCATTATAAGTAAAACTAAAGTCTTCAATAGAAGGAACCTGGCCATCAAGTATGTAGCTTGATGACCTTATTATTTGATTGGATAAGCACAGCTGAAATGTCTGACCTGTAATATTGAGCTGGTCCCAGTCATTTGAACTTGCAGGATTCAATACTACCTTGAATTTGAAGTCATTAGCAACAGTAATAGACAAATTTGATTCAAGAATATCTGCTACTTCTGAATAAAATCTGTTTCCAGGAACTAGTAGAGAATTATCATATGCATCCTGTATCAAATCAATATAGCTGTAATTATTATTATCTTTTGTCTTTGCAGCCTGTGCTGTTATAGTAGTATATAGAGAATAACCAGTGTTTGCTGATAGGTCTGAGTATGCTTTCTGTATAAGAAAGCCAGACATGTTTCCGTATGTGTTGCTGCTTGCCTGGCTTACTTTGCCAAATATTATGTGCTCAGGAATATATTTTGTATTGCTTTCTGGAGCACTCGCAATATAGAAACTGTACAAGTTTGAGACGGTCGCGCATAAGTACACAGACATATTAAGCATCTGTGAGTATGAAGCAGACGCAACTGTATGCTTAAACATGTAGTCAAGATGCAGTGGCTCAAGCTGAGAAGCCGTTCTATTTGTATACTTTCTATCTTTTTTAAGTGCATCATAATCATCAGCATCGTACTGCTTTACTTCGACAGGACTGCATGTGAAATAAGAAGCATCCAAAATATTAGTAAGCAGCTTATCAGAAGATATACACAAATCTGATGAAATCTGCCCTATACAGCATACTGCCCAGAATGCATGCCCATATAAATCAGATTCGGCATCAGTATTTTTTACTGCATAGTATTTATTATAATAGTTTGCTTTACTACCAAGAGTAGTAAATCCTTTAAAATTAGATCGTATATGCCCTTCATTGGTACATATAACAGCCTCGTCACTTATATCAATCCATATCTGATTATAGTTATTTCCATTACCATTAGACGTGACACTATTCAGATAATCTGTAAGAGCACTTCCACCTTTAGCTACAGCAGCCTGCCAGTATTCATACTGCTTTGAAAAAGGACTCTTGAATACATTCACATACACTCGGTAATTAAGTCCATTATCAACAGATACTCTGTCAATCTGCACAAGAGAACTATCTGAAACTGAAAACATTTCTTTAAGCTCATCAAGACTAGTAAATGAAAAACTGTCATCTATAGTAAAGTAGTCTTCAGCATAGACTGTCTCTTTCGACCATCTGTAGTCATCATCGTCATCATCGCCATAGTTGATATATTCCCATTTTTCATACTTATAGCGTACACGCACGTTATATGTCCTATCAGTATGCTCACAATATTCAGCTGACTTGTCAACCGTCTGCTCCCATACAGAGACATTAGCAATACGCACCTTACCTGTATAACCTTGAACAGTGTCTGTGCACTTAGCATAAATGTACGCTTCCTGATTATTATCATGGTCATATGTCGTAACATAGTGCCAGCCATCTTCATCATCTACACGTACTTTATGCTCAGTTTCAGGACCCGCAATTCCTGTAACATGTACTGTAAGCATGTTGTCACCAGAAGCATGTGTAACAGTCTGCCCGACAGTACTAATCACTATTGGAGACGCTGAAACACCAAACCATACAGGTATCTTCTGTGTAATACGTTGAACATTATAATCATTTGCTCCAGAATACTTCTGTATATTTCTATATAGCTTATCAGAAATATTGCTTGCTACATTTACTGGGTCTGAAACAGATACTGACCACAAGTTGCAGTTCAAATTCTCATTAGCAGATGTATTTATTACATTTGAGTTAGCTTTAGCAAAAACTGCTGAAAAAAATGGAAAAAAGCTGACAAGCTGCACTGAAGGAAAATCAGAGAATTGCAAATCAATATCAAAAGACAACTGCAATCGGCCAGAACTGTCAGCTTTAGCATCTATCTTTTTCAATACAGAATCATTTACAGACAGCCAGAAACTACTGCCGTCATAGTAGCAGATAAACTGGTTATACTGCCATTTTGAAGTATAGTACGCTGAATCCTTTTCAAAATCAGCTGACATGTCCGTATACAGACTGAATTTGCCAAGCAAATACTGCCCATTATATATATCTGATGGAAAAGACATTCCGCTAAATATAATATTGACATTTGCAGAAGTGTCTTCTATTTCAACTAAAGCAGTATAGTCAGACTTTACATTTGCAGATACTAGTTTTATATTACTGTCATTACTACTGCCCAGACTAAACGTGCCTTTAACAGAGTCATAATGAACAGAAAAATACTTACCACTGATATACCCTGTCAAATCAGGGTCTGGACCAGCAGACACAGCAGCTGAATCAGTATCATAAGACAGCAGCCTGTTACTGTTATTTAATACAGCAGATGCTTTTATATCTGAGTAGTCTTCTCCCTCAATAGCATTTATCTGATATGAAGGATTCTCGTTTATTTTCTGCTTGAAAATATTATACTTGCCAGCTTTAATAGTATAATAACTTGCATCAAAAGTATAAACACCATTTCCAGCAGCCCAGCCATTATGCTCGTATCTCAGTGATGTAGGTAAATACCTGCCCTGGTATTTTTGCCTATTATGCTGAAACTTTGGCTGTGCAACTGGCACAAGCATGTCGGATGAATGCACATCCAGACCTGAATCCAATGGTATATTTATTTTCTGTCCGCCTTCCATTTTACAGCTCCACCCTTCCAGCTTTAACTTCAGCTATATACGCTGACATAAGAAACTTGTGTATTGTATTAGGTATATCAATTCCAAGTGCTTCAAACTTTATAAGTACTCCAGCAACAGCAATAACAAGGTCTGACGGGTCCAAGAAGTATGGAAGACTGTCAAATGTAACTTTTCCATTGATAACATCTAAAAGCAGCCTTGCAGTAGCCAGCTTAGTATAGTCTGAAGGATTTTCCTCAGCTTTCTGCTCGTCAGAAAGAGGGTCATTCAAATGCACTGGCTGCATGTTAATATATGACTGGTCAATAAGCTCTGAAACTACCTGCCAGTCTACTTGGCGTCTGTCACCAAAAGCACTAGGATATTTTGCAAGATATTTAATATATAGCACAAGCATACTCTTTATAAACTGTGACATTCCTGCCATCTGTGCCTGGAAAACGCTATCACGTGTCTGGTCAAGAGCAACTACAGCAGCTGCTGATTTCATATTCTCCATGTCGAATGAAGCATTCTGAATTCCAGCAAGCTCATACATAGTAGTTTTATGACTCTGTATCTCAGCGTCAAGCTGAGGGTCAAGCGGCGTAGGATTTATTACAGTCATAAGGTCAGCAGTGCTTCTTGATGAGTCAATATATAGTGCCTCGCCTGCGCCATTTGTAATGGCCTTCATAGCAATGTCAACATCAGAATTAAACACAGGCACAGAGCCTTTATACATGCGTATAATCTGCTGTTTCTTAGCAGCAATTCTGTTGATTTCACGCTGAATAGGGTATAGCAGGTCGAACATTGAAGAAGTGAGCTGCCTTGAGAAGCTAGTGTCCCATGTAAACGTAGACATAAGCACTTCGTCAAAAGGATATTCTCTAGGAGGCAGTGTCTTTCCGCATATAGTAACGTATACTTCATGCTTTATGCAATCAAAGTACATGCTGAACTCAACAGAGTTTCTTCCAGATATTGACTCAAGCAGCTTGCTACTATCTTCTTCTGGCAAATCAGTTAAGTATACAAAAGTATCTGTAACAGGGAATGAATAGTCACGGTAAAGCATCTGCTTTATATGCCGTCTGTTAAACTGGCTCTCAAATACACCAATCTCATAGTCATTAGCTTTGAGCAGGCTGCCTGTGTATGGGTCAATGAAAACGTGTGAATATCCAAGCACAGCAGCGTTATGAAATGCCTCAATGCTTGTACGGTTCAAATCGTCACTGAGAATGAGCTTTCTCAGAATACGCTCTACTTCATCTTTATAGACGATATACTCGTAGCTCTGCTCTTCAGAAAGCAGCTTTGGTGTAAATGATATAGTTCCAAGACGTGACGTAATCTGGTCAACGATCTGCTTAAGATAATTATAATTCGTGCCATATCCAGTATCAGAGCGTTCCTGGTCCATAGCAGTAAATGGCGGCACATTATATGAAGTCTGTGACCACTCACTCGCTTTGAGTGATGGAAACATCTTGTTAAAGAATGCACATATTTTCAAGAACTCACGAGAATACTTGCTCTCAATTATTGAGTTAAGACGGTGATAGTCAGTATTTATTTCTTCTGGTATAGACCAGTCATCTGTCTTTTCACCAGGGTACAGTGTAGGCCTGTAGTCTTTATTTACTTTGTCGTATATATAATTAACAGGCATATGCCCTCCAGATTAAATAAATTATCCTACAAAAGCATACACCTGTAAATATGACTATCTCAATGAATGCTTTGTAATAAAATCAGATACTGCCAAGTCGTCGTCAAGATGGTTGAAAATTGTATCATCAAATTGCTTGACAGCATCTGAGTCTTTTGCTTTGTCATATGTAAGAGTATATGTCACTCCTGAACGATCAGTTATAACAAGAGATAAGCCATGGCCCTGTAACTTGCTAGCTTTTACAAGCAGCAAAGCAAGAAAGTCAAACGACCATGACTGCTTCTGTAACAGACGGAGAGCTTTGCGCCTTCTAGCCTGCTCAAAATGTATCTCAATTATTTTTCTAAGCAATGAAGGCTCTTTTTCTTTCTTCACTTTCTGCTTCTTTGGCTTCTTGCTACTCATATTTATTTCCTTTTACGCCGGCAATGATATTCTTCTGAGATACTGCAGCCTGCTTCTTGTTATAATAGTCATTGACAATAGAAAGAAACTGTGCCTCTTTATTGCTGCTTCCAATCTCGTTGTATTTTGACGGACTGTCAAGCACCATGCGGACCATAGCAGGAATATCCTCTTTTGTGATTCCATTCTGAATAGCCTGCATAGCAAGGTCAGGATTCATGCGGAATGTTCCCTTTATCATGCTAGTATAATATGCACGCTGCTCGTTGTTCGAGAACGTCTTGCCACCTTCTCCATTCTTATCACGTGTCTTAAAGAACTGCTCCTTAGCAGCTTGCTTAGCATGCGCAATCTTAGCAGCCTTTATAGCAGCCTCATCTTTAGCTACCTGTTCCTGCTGCGCTTTCTCAGTCCTGAGCTTAATTTTATAGCCTTTACGGTCACGGAATTTCTCGTGGGCTTTAGCTTTGAGCTCAGGAGCAAACTCAAAATATCCTGCATTATTAGCTAGCTTCAAATTAAATAAAGGATAGTCAAGTGCCTTATAGACAAATTCGTTTGTTCTGTCATCAAAATGGCCCATTGGCGTGCCGTCATAGTTTGCGTATATAGGAGTCTCTCCCCAGTCCGTGAAGTCTGTAGGGCTGAATTCTTTCTGGAACTTGTCCCACAGCGTCTTAGCCTTGTCCTCATCTTCCCACATAGGACTGTTGAAATTATAGAACGGCAAGTTCTGCACAAGAGGAACTGGCATATGCACCTGCGTGCCGTCAGCTCTCATTATAGGATGGCCCAGCTTGTCAAATCTAGGAATCCAGCGGTCAGTTGGACGCGGACCATGCTTCTGAGGGTCATTCTTAGGGTCATACATTGTATCGACATAATTATACAAAGGCCCAAAAAGCGGATTAAAGTCTTTTGAGCTATTTAGTATTTCTGTAAGAATTGCTGACTTTGAAGCATGCTCCATAGGACTATCTTTAAGCAACCTCTCAGAATATTTATAATTAGGATTTCCTGCGTAATCAGTGCCAAAGGCGCTTTTATTTGCTGGAAAAGGAGTTTCGCCATAACCAAGCAGCTGCAGTCTAGGTCCTCTGTGTGACTCTGCAAAATGATAGCCAGCAACTGGCGAAGCAGATGCAGATAATGGTCCATTCACAGTAGCACTTGGCCCTACGTCGCCATATCCATAATAAGCATACAAATCGTGCGGGTTGATTTTCTTTTGTGGCACAACACCTTTATAGTGTAAGTCTTCATTAAGCCGTGCTGCTGCTGATGGTAGTGTATGTTTAAGCAACTTGTAAAGGTCTGGACCAAACTCTACATATTTCGGAAACTCTTCGATCTTGTTACCTTTGTCATCAACTGCTGAAATGTCAAAGCCCATAGAAGCATCATAGAACTTCTTCTTATCTGGGTCGTACTTAGACCTTGTAATCCAGCCTGGAGCTTTAAATGTAGCTATCATATTTGTTCTCCTTATTCAAAATGTCCTTTAGCACCAGCAAGCACTGAAGGTTTCAATTTAGTAGTATAGTATGCCTGATAAATAGGCTCTGAACAGTCGTAGTAAACATCTTTCAAGTTAGCATCAGACCATACCTCATCAGGGTCTACCTTAAAATTCTTATGCATAAAATCAGCAGCAGCTTCATTAGCTTCTTTCAGATTATGCGCAGTATAATAAGAACTATCATCCGTAAATCTGGCCACGCTGTCTTTTAAATTTTTACCTGTATCTATATACCTATATGGTGTAACTTTCTTAGCAAGAAACTCATGCATGTCATCAGCACCTGTATGTAAGAAATGCTTACGCCTGTCGTCATTGCTATACATGTCATCAAGGTTTACTTTGACAAGCCACAAATTAGAATCTGCAAAATCATTATCTGGCCTATTTTTTGATGTAGTATTAGCATACCAACAAAGCTGTTTCAAAAAAGCACTTATATCATAGAACGGTGACTCTTCTTTACTAACATGCTCTGGAAGCATAAGATACTTAGTATTAAAATATCTGTCATATTTATTCTTGCCAGATTTTACTGCTTTATCATGCATGCTTGCTATACTGCTGCCATATAATCTAGCGAGCGCATCTTCTGACTGCGTATAATTTAGCTTATTCCGTTTTCTGTACATATCAAAGTCTATCAAATCATGCAAGTCAGAAATATCGCGCAGTGACTCATTTGACATAAGCAAATCAGCTGCGCGCTTCTGGTAATCTTCCTGAGACATGTATGTATCGGTATCATTAGCTAAAGACATCGGGTCATAGATCGAGTATCTTGGGTCATTTATGCCAAGCACACTGATGCCTTTATGTGGAGCCCTATACATGTCCACTATGCCTTTTGTCTTGCCAGAATAGTCAGCGAAGGACTGCCTGTGCTCTTCATTCATATAATCTGCAACCACTGCAGTGTTCTCATCGAGCTGCACCTGCTGAGGCCTTACTGAGTCATTTGAATAGCCAAATGGAGACATTAAATCTGGACCAAATTCTGGGTCACTTTTAAGGTCACGCATAATTTTAATATGTGCCGCTGCATCAGCATCCTGTGGTAAGTCAGCAGTTCTTTTGAAATATTCTTTTAATGAACTACTAGACTTATCTGGGTCATTTTTATGCGCATAAAATCTAAAAGCATACATACTACATTCCTATAGCATTCCATAATGCATAACGCATTGCTGGAAGCAAATCTGGATGATAAGCTTTGCTATCAACTTCTTTGTACACTTCTCCATTAGGTCCACGCTTAAGAATAGTAGACATAGCTTCATGCTCACACTTTCCACCTTTAATAAGCAGCATATCACCACGGCGCAGCAAGTCTCTTATGTTGTCATACATAATAGACTTGTCAGTCTTGTGCGCATTCTGTATATTGAGGCGAAGTGCGTCATACTCAGGACCTTCAAGACGAAGGTTAATATTAAAATAATCTGTAAGATGCTGGTCTGAGTCATCAGCATCCCAAAGAATGAGCTTGTTAGCATCTTTTGGTGAAAGCTCAGGAAAATAATCAAGAGCCATGCGCCAAGCAGCTTTTACCTGCTCGCCAAGATATTCCAACTGAGAAATAGACCTATCCATAATATCAAGGCGGTTAAACTTATCTTCCCAGAACTGATAACCTCTTTTCTCGTCGTCATTCCATACACAGCCCCAGATAGTATCATTGTCACCAACTCCATAGTCGATACCAAACAAAATTCTTGTAGGCTGTATTGTAGGAGTAGCTTCACGCTTATCATACACATGAAACTCTGGATATAGCAGCAAGTCATCGTCATACGCCCATTCACCGTTATACTCACGGCGTGCAAAGCTAGACGACCAGTCAAGACCCTTGTCAGCAAGAACTTTGTCAACAAACTTCTTACGTGATTCCAAATCTACTGGATGCGGGTTATCACGCCATGTCCATGAGAAGTGAGCAACATCCCATGTTTTCCATACTTTCTCGCCATATGTTCCCTTTACTCTTGGAGGTGTTCCTGCACAAACAAACATGTAGTCATCTGCGTAGTCCATCTGCATAGGCTCCAATACTTCACGCTGCATATATTCAAGAAGCTCACTCTTCAAATGGAAGAACTCATCAATTACAATTACCTTAGCAGCTTTACCACGAATCTGGTCAGGGTCTTTTGTGTTTGAAAGACCTCTGATAATAATATTAGAGCCATTATCAATATGCTTCCAATCAAAGCGCATGCCACGTTTATTCTTAAGCTGGCACACATCAATAATATCCTGAGCAGCTTTATTTACAAGAGCTTCTGAAAGCTCCATAGTTTCACCAATATACATTACCTGCGTTCTAGGCTTTCTCAAGCACTCAATAAGAAGCAGCGCAACAAGCAAGTGTGTCTTTCCTGCACGTCGAGAGCAACATATGAGCTTTACACCATTGCCAGAATTAAGAACATCAAGCTGCTTGTCGAACAGCGTCTTGATGATCGCATATATATTGTATGCGTTATCATAGTCATACTCAACTTGCTTTGTTTCTGCAGGACGACCATCAACACGGTCATGCAGATATATAGCCATACGCGTGTCACCTTTCAAAGCTCTCTTGTACATAGCTCTTTCAAGTGTATCTTTACGCTGCTCATTTGCAAGGTAGCACGTAGCTGCAAGCTCTGTTACTGTCTCAACCTGCTTTGCAGCTTCACGGATACGCAGCTCAATAAGTTTTGTCTGGTTTTTTGATACAGCATATCGCTCCATCTCGCCATCTTCACCAGGCATTTCAATGCCGCCTGTGATAGAAGCTGATGTAAGAAGATTCTGCCAGTTAGCGTATGAATTCTCAACCATACGCAGTGCTTGCTGCGGGTCTTTCTGAACAAACTCCTGCAGCGTCATATCTTTAGCTTTTGCAATCTCATATATACTGTCAAATTGCGGAAGCTGCTCACTTGTCTTTGTACTTTTTACAGGAAAGTTGTCATCTGACGACGGCCTCTGCAGCATCTTACGTATGCCAGCTGAAAATGACTCAGACTTGCCCATATTAAGACGCTGCTCTTCATGAGAGCGCTTTTCATCAAATTCTTCATTAAACTTTTCCCAGTCATCTTTCTCTGAGAAAACTATTTCCTGCTTTTCTTCCATTATAATACCTTTATGTAGTCTACCTGCTTGAACAAGTCAAGGACAGCCTGTGCTTTGTCTAAAGGCACAGAAATCCTTATAACTTGCTCAGTAGTAGCTGGCTTCATTTTTCGTTCAGCTAGAGGCTTATGCACAAACTTACTAATAGCTGGTGCTGTATAACTAGGAATTGTTGAACAGAATTTCATAACTCCGTCTCTGGTTATTTTTCCATAAGACGACGTAATCTGTAAAAGCGACTTCTTAGCCTGTTCCTCAGTTTCTGCTTCAATATAGATAACTGGAAATGCCTGCTCTGAAATTGAATTATCTTCAAGAGCCAGCTCAATCAATGCTGAATAACGCCCATGACCATCAAGAAGACTATTAACTCCGTCATGCTTCCATACTGCAAAAGGCATCAAAAGACCTTCTGAAAGAATACTAGAAGCTAAAGACTTAATATCTTTGCTTGTCCTACGTTTAAGGTCACCCTGAAATGGTGTAAGCTCCTGAAGTCTTATCACCTCTGGGGTCTGACACATAACTTTAATCATGCACATCCTCCAACAATCATGGACATTATAATAGAAGGAATACTGCCTGTAAATATGCCTTTTACAATATCTTAAATAAAAAATATAAAAAGAAAAGTGCACATTCACGGGACAAACTTACTGCAAAAACAGCAGCAAGTTTATAAGCAGCAGACCTGTGAATGTGTAAAAAAGAACATTTTTACACATTCACAGAATCAGGAGCAAGGCGCCTTTCAAGCAGGTACTCACGAACAGGAGCGGCGCTAATGGAATTTTTAATGTTTACTTGTAGTAAATTGCTTGTAAATGTATACTTTTTCGTTGAAAAACTCAACTTTTCAACTCTATGGAAGGAAAAATTTCTCCCTCTAAATTAAAAAAGTAACAATTTTAAAAAAAAATTATACATTCACGGGCACAGGCTATTTGTAATTTTTCACTGGTTAAAAGTTCAATTTATGCTGTTGTTCTTGGTACTGTTCATCGTGCGTGAAGCAAGCAACTGTTCATCGTGCGTGAAGCAAGCAACTGTTCATCGTGCGTGAAGCAAGCAACTGTTCATCGTGCGTCTTGTGTCAGGCGGCAGGTGTAAATTTATTTATCAACTGCTATTTTTGCAAGGACCCTGCTCCTGCTGGCTTGCTTTTGTTTGACTGGAGCTTTTGGCAAGTTCACGTCTAAAAAATTTCTGTGCCTGTTTTTGTAGTTAATTAAAATATTAGATTTTAATATTTTATAATAATAATATATAGAAAATATTTTATTAAAAATATTTATTTAATTTTATTTAATTTAATTTTTTAATAAAAAAATTTTATTAAAAATTTTTATTAAAAAATTTATAAATTATAATTTATAATTTATAAAAAATAATTATAAATTATTAAATTAAAATTATTAAATAAAATTAAATCATTACTAGTTCACAGCGCAGCTGGAGTATTTTCCGAAAACTACAGCTGTCAGCTGCATGGGAAATACATCCAGTTTAACTGCTGTATATATCAGGCCCATGAGTAGTGAATCAGGCCCAAGTACCAGAATCAATCTGCTACAAATCCCTAATCCCACTCAGGCCCGAAAGGAGTTACACTATGATGTACAATGAATCTCAGTTGAATGAACTTGCTCAGAAATTCGGACAGATGCCAAAGACCCTGAAATCAGCCCGTGACATTCTCGCCTCTGGCTACTTGACACAGGACGAACTGGACAATCTGAAGTACTGTCCTAGAAGCAGGGAAATGGAATCAGGAACTAAATGGCCAGAAATTGGTGGCAGAACAACCTATCCAATATCTGGTGCCCTGAACCAGGCTGAACACCAGATTTACAATGAATATCGTAGGTCTGGAAAATCTGCATCGTCAAGCACGGTCAGAACTACAACAAGAACTGCTGCTGTGAAACTGGTAGATACACCTGAAGATGCTGCTGCAGAAGAACGACGTCTCAGTATCAGAGCTGCTCTGAAAGACCAGCCTGAAATGCTCAAGCAGTTCGATGAGCTTTGCCCTGCTACTGCTCCGTCTCTGCTCCGCCAGCTCTTTGGTGTTGGCCAGATTTCACAGCTCAAAAAATGCACATATAATTATATCATGTTCAGAGGACCTAATGGTGAATTCATGCCGCCAGAAACCACCAATAAAGAAATTGGTGAATATTTTGTGAAAGGCTATATGCCGAAATACACAAAGGACCAGATTGACCAGTATCTTGAAACATTCAAGAATGCCGGAATCGACCTGAGTGGTGTGATTATCGGATAAGTAAGTTCCTCCTGAGTGCCTTGAAATATCAGGGCACTTGGATGGGCACTTAGATGTCCAGAAATAAACTACAGGAGGTAACATTATAATGTTACACAATTCAATCAACTTGGCCGTTGCTTCTAGCAACAAGACTGTTTCCATCTCTGCTTCAGACCTGGAGAAACTCTGTGATATTTTCACACGTCTTGACATCTGCTTGATTCCGACTGCTCCGGCTCTGAAAAATGACCCTCAGCAGCAAGAACTCTACAGAATCATCAGGAAAGACCTTGCAATGTCTGATGATGTAATTGACAGACTCGTCATAATGGCGCGTGCTAGAAAGAACAACTTCTCAAGTGCAGTATTCGGAAGCGTAACTCACCGGGCAGACTATCCGAATGTCAAATGTCTCAAGAAAATTCTTGACTGGGACATGTTCAAAGCAGTTGCAGACAGTTTCAGCATCAATTATAGTGCTGAATAATAGGAGGTGAATCATGAGCAGCTTGGACATAGCATGTGCTAAATTACAGGCTGCTCTGAAGAACCCTGCTGCTGTGCAGAGGTATTCAGAGCATCAGAACAACATTAAAAAAGCATGGTCTTACATGCGCAAAATAACTTATACTAATAAGAGGTAAAAACATGAAAGTACTTAAAACACAGGCTCTTAAGCCAGTAGAAATTCTCCAGGATGCAGGTTACATATTCATGCCAGTATACAATAGCAATAAACTCATCGGCTTGAAAAATGTTGACTGGGAAAAAGTCAAGAACAAGATTCAAGAACTCGATAATGCGCTTGACGGTGCTGCACCTGAGCAAAAACTTATGAACAAGTATTACTTGAATGGTGAAGAGACATTCTGGACAGCGTGCTTCACTTATCGTGAATTAAACGATGTGCCTGGATATGATAGAATGGAGATACACAATATCAAGCATTTTAAACAGGTGCTAAATAGCTGTATAGCATGCTCTATTATTGAGACAGAAGCGTATCTTATGTACATGTCAGATGAGCTTATGGACAACAGAGATGAGTCTGATTTCTTCGACCTCAAGAATATCGGAGATGTAGAGTATGAATGATTATCAAATAGCAGCAGTAATACTGCTAAGCAGCTTAATAATTACAGTAATCAGCATTATTGCTGCATTAGTGTATGAATATCTCAAATAACTGAGCTCCTCTGCTAAGCATTGGAAACAGTGCTTAGCAATGGGCGCTTAGATGCTCAGAAATAAATTACAGGAGGACATTATAATGTTCAAATTTGGAAAAAAGAAGCCAGAGAATAGGCTTCCAGTAAGAGACGTTGCTCTTCACATTTATGGTGATGATGAGCAGGACACTTCAGTGTTTCTTTATAGAAGTGAGATTGCTGGAGTGCAGCAGACAGGCAACAATTTCCAGCTGCTCTTGAAGCATGGCGGCTACCGAATCTTGTTTCAAGCACGTAATGATGACCATGCCGACTCTCTGCTTGAGCAGATTGGAGACTGCATGTCAGAAACAAGGCCGAATGTTACTAGCTATGCTGTTGCAGTTAAAAACTTGCATATTATCAAGGAATAAGGAAAAAACTATGAAAAATGAAGAAATCAGCATTGAATTTGAAGATGTTACAGCGGACATCGGGTGCATGATGCTTGAAGAGCGGCTTGAAAAATACAAGATTGCTATGGAGCAAAATGACATAGATACTATGGAATCAATCTTGAGCAGTTCACTTTTGATAAATGCTAGGATAGTTCCTGAGTAATATCAGCTAATTATACAGCATAGAATATTCTATGCTGTATAATAATATATTAGGAGGTCTACACTATGATGTGGATGAAAGCAGGCAGAAAAAGCACTAAGCAAATGCTTGAAATGCCAGAAAATGAAAAATCTGAGCAGTATACAAAAAAAGAGCTCAGAATCTTCAAAAACGGAGCAATTGCTTTAGCTGCTGCTGTAGTTGACCAATGGATTCAGGATGGAAAGCCCTCTGCTGACTATCCTGGAGTACTTCCTTACATCTGCATGTTAAAAGCAGTACTTAAAGAGCAGGACAAGAAAAAGCTGCTCTCAAAGCTTAGCATGGAGGCTGCAGATGAATAAAGAGTATATGATATTTGCAATCAAGCAGCGGATTGAGCAGCTTGAGATTATTTACAGAAATGCTGTAAATAATCATGGAATTACTGGCACAGAGCTCAGTAAGAGTGCTGCTGCTGTTACACGACATAGAGCTAAGCGTGATATTTGCTGTTGCAAGCTCATGCTTGAGCTTCTTAACACTTCAAAAGCAGTTTATATCACAGATGAAGATGCAATTACTGGATTTTCATACTTGACAGGAGACAAATAATGATCGACAAGAAAACACTTAAAGAATTGATTAAAAAGCATGAGGTTAGACAGACTTTCTGCTTTACGTGGGGAAACAGCTGCGAAATTACTGAAAGCCAGCTTAGCAGGTTCTACGAGAACAAAAAAACTGGCAAAATGTACCAAATTGAGTATTATATTGCTTCAAGAGGCACTGTTTACACACAAGACGTGTATGAAGTGCCGGAAAGCAAGAAAAAAGAGCATTGGAACAGTTATGTGAAGCAAGTCAATGACTTTAGAGCTCTTACTGACGACCAGCAAGCAGAAATTATATACAAATGCTTGGAAAACAGCAAAAATGCTCCGATGAGCCAGCGAAAATTCTGGAAAGTCAAAGCAGGTGCTTACCAGTTCATGCAGAAAGACACTAGAATAGCAGGTGCATGACAAAGAGGAGCTTTACACTGGCCACTTACCAGTGTAAAGTAAAAATTCTATCAGAAGGTGAATATATACTTTTTCGTTGAAAAGTCTAATTTTTTAATTAGAAGGACAAAAAATATTTTCCCTCCAATATTAAAAATGGACTTTTTTAATAAAAAATGTTATATTCACAAGTCGCCAGTGTAAAATATAGGAGAAATCACAATGAAAAAAGAACTTCAAGAACGTCTAGCATGCTGCATGCGTGAATTCGCTGCTGTTGTCGCTGCTATATATGCAGAGCCTGATGGCCAGGGTTATGTTGCTGAATCAGCAAGTGAGTATGCTCCTGGTAGCATATTGCTTGCAAATATAGGGATAAGCTACACTTCTGATTCAAAAAATATTAAGGACAAAGTATATCCGTCAGTTGCTGACTGTTCGATTGGCATGTTTGCCTCTAACAACAGCACATTCAAGCTGTCTGTTTATCCAGACTATCATATTGATAAGCCTGAAGATTTTAACTGGAAGAAAGTCAGGTTTGAAGAGACTTTTGATGGCCGCATTGTTGCTTCTGGCACGTTCGAGGAGGAAAAATATGTGGAAAAATGAGAAGCTGTTTGGAAAAGCAGTAATGCAGAAGATTAAAGCAGAATCCGGCATATGTTTTAGGCTTGAGACTGCTTCAACTGCTCCTGGTATTCCAGATTTATATGCTATGGCTAGTGGAATTGACTATTTTCTTGAATTCAAGAACATGCCGTCAAAATTTATAAAAAGCAATACATTTAAGATTGCTTGGAGAGCTGGCCAGCAGCGCTTTGCCTTGCAGTACCGTGAAAAAATGCACTGCTTCAAAGAAATATATTACGATGATGCAGATGACATATATATTGAGGGCTTTGAGCAAAAATACACATGGACTTTTGTCGGCTGCAAGGATGGTGTGCTTGCTGTTCCTATGTATCAGGTGTTTGAGAACAATATCGTGCATTCTGATGATGCTGTGTTTGCTTTTACAATGGAAGAGTTCAAAAAGCTGAACATTCTTGAGTTTCTTAGAGCTCATTCTCAAGTGTTTATGCCGGCAGACAGCCATAGTGCTCCTGAACAGCGTATATGTGCTATGCAAGAATTCTGGCTGAAGAAGATGTTGCTTAATCCTGTAACATTTGACTATGCTGCTGCTTCAGATATTATTGCTGAGAATCCTGCTTTGTTCAGCAGTGAGCACTGCTCTGATGAGACACTGCTGAAACAGTATTACTTTGTAGCAGACAGTATGCTTGAGCAGTATCATTCATATAGAATGAATATATAGCATTCGTTCTATTATATAAATTATGCGGAAGCAATTTTCCGCATAATTTATATTAGCTAATAATATAAATTATATATTTAATAGTATATAATTTAATTATACAAAGTTAATTAAAGCATTTTGAAACGATTGAGCTGAGTAAGCGCCTATGTTATAGGACGAGCTCATGGATGAAGAGATGCCTAGGAGACTTTATTATGTCAAAGAAAGACAGAAACGAATCATTGGAGCCGCAGGTAATGGAAGACACTCCAGTTGCAGTTGAGACAGAAGCAGAGAAACTTGAGGCTTTCAAAGCAAAAAAGCGTGAGGCTGCTGAGCGTTTTAAGGAACGCAAAGCAAAAGAGAAAGCTGAAAAGATTGAGAAAGCAAAGGCTCTTGTTGACAACATGAAAAATGCTGGAATCTATGATTCACTTTCAGATGCAGACAAAGCATTCTTGAACAGCCTTATGAATCCTTCTGCTGCTTCTTCTGGAGCGAGCACAAGTTCATTGTTCTCACAGCTCTTCCCAACAGGTGAGGTTGGTGCTACAATTACTTTGAAAGAAGCCTTTAACAAGACTCTCAAAGGAAAATCAGCAATTGACCACTACATCAAGAAGTGGTCAGAGAAAGGAATTGTTGTGTCATTCAAGAAGAATGATGCTGACATTCTTGAGTCAACATACGTGCTTGAGGCAAAATAACTTAAGCACTAGTTAGATTTCTTGTGGTTTGATGTTGTTCAGCTCTCTTAGCCTGTTAGGCGGTTAAGAGAGCTGTTATTTTATATGGAGGATTATATGGAAAAAGACAGGCTTTATTGTTTCGGAAACACTAGAGATGTGGGGATGCTGCTTAATAAGCAAGGCTATTTTGGAGATTCTGAAGAAGAAATCCAGCAGCAGATTGATTCCGGAGCGTCTGTTAAAGAATGCGAGCGCATTGACATGGGTGTTAATTACTGTGTTTTCTACCCTCATTTGGAAGTTAATGAGAATGGTCCTGCAGTATGCACACCTTCGTATAAGTACTTTTACTGTGTTGACAAGCTGAATAGTCTTTATGCTAAAGACTATATTAAAATGCCTGGCTACGAAGCGCCATTATATGATATGCAGCTGTACTGTACGCAGCAGTTTAATGCTATTAAATTTACTGACTGCGTATCTATGCAAGCCATATATGATTATGCTGGAACTATAGCAGATATAAGTAATACTGCTAAGCAATTACATGATGACATGTCTTATTGGTATAGCAGCAAGCAGAATCAGCTGCGTGAATTTCTTGTAAGCGAACTTAACAGTGAAGAATACATTGATTCTAATGTGCTTAGAACTTATGCTGATAAGCTGGATGCAGTAGATAATCTTTCTTGTGGGGACCCGGATTTTAACGAAATACAGGAGATGCTTGATGAATATAACCTTTAATCAGGTGACTGACTTAGACAAGAACTTAGATGTTCTTGCTGATGTCAAAGCAGACTGCTTATATAGACAGTCTTGCGGGTACTGTCCACCTGGCAGATGCCGGAACTGCATAAAATATCAGCAGTTTAATGCTTGCTATTCGCAGCTTGCTGTATGCGACAAGTTAAAAGTTGATACTGCAGCTTCATGGCAAGCTGGCATGATGAATTATTACCATGCTAAGCATTTGCAGCGGCGGTTTATGAGGGTTTGCGCAGCTGCTTTTGTTTTTGGATTGATTATATTTGTTGCTGCTATTTCATGTGCTGCTATCTATGCAGAGCCTGCAACAGATGATTTTATGTGGGAGTATCATAATGACAAGTGTGTTATTGATACTTTGAAGCGGACTCATTCTCAAGTAAGTGACTTGAATAGTGATGGGAAAGTAAATTGTATTGACTACACGCTCACTTTCAAGCATGAATGGGATAAAGTATACAGTCCTGAGAACTGTGAGATCGTCAGGAATTACAACAAAGAGACAGGCTGGCATCATCTGTTTGTGCGTGTAAGAAATGGTCGGATGGCTAACTGGCTTTACATAGAGCCCCAAGCAAATGCTACTAACTATGTCATTTATGAATATTGGTCAAATGAATATGTTTGCTGGTATAATATATTTGGTGAAAGTCCTGACAAGTATCTTAAGGAGGAATACAATTGAAAGGAGGAACAAGCATAACTAATTCTTGGATGACTTTAGCAGCTGCTATTGTTTCATCAGGAATTAAGTGTAATGACCAGTTGTTCTTGCAGTCTCAGTGGTGTAAAGAACTCAAGCAAACTGTAGGAGAATACTTTCTAAATTCTCAGAGAAACGCTGTTGCTTCTCAAGCAAGAAGAGGCACACAGGACTTATCAGAGGTAGGACAATGACCAGAACAAGAATGCTTAAAGCTGTAAGGCTTGATGAAAAGATTTTAGAGCTTAATAGAATAATAGACAGGCTCACTTGTATTACATCAAATGCTGTGACTAGTGTTCAATTAAAAGCGCACACTCAGTCAGGATATAGTGACGTCTATATAGATGACTCAATGAATATTGACTTGCGTGAGTATTTATTACAATTGAAGAATACACTTATTAACAGTAAACAGCAGTTTGAAAATGAGTTTGAGGAGTTATGATATGGAGTTTGAAAAGTCAAAAGTCTACACAGCAGTAAATGCAGATGAGGTTAAAATTGGCAGCAAAGGGTATTTCTCTGACAGCTTAGCATGTTTAATGAAGTATGTCACTGGGGAAGATATAGGCAGTTTTTCTTCAATAGTGCACATAGCAGACGCTAGTGAGGAGCATCGTTTTTATTGTGAGGGGTCTCATTGGAATCTTTTCTACCTTGTAGAAGAGCCTCAAGAAAAGAAGCTCCGCTCTTACAAGGATACGGACGAGATGATTGATTATTTCTACAGACATTTCAACTTAGTGCCTCAAGAACACTGCCTTCCTACTATATGGATTAAGAGAATTACTACAGGTGTTAAATATCTTGTTGTACGAATTGGAGCTAATGAAGTAACTATTATGTATGACAGTGTTGCTCATACACTAGATATATCAGAATTAGAAAATGAATATACCTATCTTGATGACTCGCCTTGTGGAATTGAGGAGGATGACTAATGGAAAAATGCTGCAGCAACTGCTTGAAATGGGACAAGACTTCTACTCCTAATGATGAGAAGTCATATAAATGTACATTTCTTGGAGTCTATACCAGGCCTGCTGGCTGCTGTCCGGCTTGCCAGACACTTGAAACGACTGATGAAGAGCTTAAGCAAGCTGAAGAAGATGCTGCTAAAGAGCAACAACGGCTTTTAGCTCTTGGAAAAACAAATACTGTAAAGTCTGCTAAAAAAATAGCAGCTCATTCTCAAGTAAAGCGCAGGTCTAAGCCTGCTGCTGAGCCAATGCTTGTTCGGCATGATTCGTTACGTCCTGACTTGATTCCTTTTGGGCATCAGGAGGCTGCTATAAAGCGGTATACTCCTGCAAGTGATATTGCTTTGTTCTTTGAGATGGGCTGTGGTAAATCGTTCACGACTCTGCAGATTGCACAAGAGAAGTTTAAACAAGGCCAGATAAAAGGACTTCTGGTAATTGCTCCAAATGACGTTCACAGGCAGTGGTTTGATGAGCTTGTTTTTGGAGTTGATAAAGACCATGACGGAGTAATGTGGCAAGAGCTTCAGATAGACTTTGAAGCTCAATGTGTCGGAGGACGCGGCGGACAGAAAGAGCTCTATCCGTTTCAGACAGAAGACTTGTTCAAGTTTGTGTCTGTGAATATCGACACGTTCAGCCAGCCGCATAAATGGGAAGAGATTGTGTTCTGGGCTAATTCAAACAGTTATATGATTGCTGTTGATGAAGCTACAGTAATAAAGAATCCTACTTCAAAGCGGAGCCAGCGGCTTCTTTATGAGTTCAATGACATAAAGAAAAGAGGCAAGGCAGTTGTATCTTCAGTAAAGAAATGTCCTTACCGTGCAGTATTGACTGGAACACCGGTAACTAACGGGCCAATAGACTTGTGGGCAATTATGGAGTTTGTGCATCCGAACTATTTCGGCAGGAACTACTATTCTTTCAGGAATTATTTTGGAATGTTCACAAAGTTGACTGTTGAGACTTCTTACGGCTCTGCTAGAGAAGTAGCCGTGCTTCTTACTGAAAAGACATGGTATGCAATTCATAATTGTGATACGTATGAAGAAGCTAATTGCATGTTCGGTGTTACAGAAGATACTTACATGACTATCAAGCATCAGGACAAGTTTGTTGGTCCTTATAAGCATGCTGATGAGTTGAAGCAGCTACTTGAGCCTGCTGCTACGTTCATGAAACTTACAGACTGTGTTGATATGCCAGCTGTTCAGTATATGGAGCGTCGTGTTGGTATGTCTCCTGCTCAGCAGTCAATCTATGACTCAATGAAGAAAGACCTGCTTGCGCAGTATGGTGAATATACTGCCACTGCTATGAATAAGCTGGTAGTTAACTTGCGCTTGCAGCAGATTAGTTCTGGATTTATTATGGGGCAGAAGTCAATCTCAAGTGAGAACTTTGATTTGTCTGTATTTGGTGATTTTACACTTGAGCAGCTTGACAGTAAGGACTTAGCTCCAAATGAGGTTGTATGGATTGGTGACACAAATCCTAAACTAGATGCTCTTATGCGGGACGTTGCTGAATGCGACAAGCCATTACTAATTCTTACACGCTATTCTGCTGAGGCTGCTAAGATTTATGAGCTATGTAAGAAAGAAGGCTACAGGACAGGACTATTTACAGGGTGGAAAGTAGAAGGCGGCGTAGATGCATTCAAGAATGGGGACCTTGATATTCTTGTGGCTAACAGTGCTAAGATTTCAAGAGGCTTTAACTTGCAGATTGCACATACTACTCTGTTCTATTCTAATACATTTAGCATGGAGACTCGGCAGCAAGCTGAGTTTAGAACATTCCGCATGGGGCAGAAACATTCATGTTTGTATATTGACTATTTAGCAGCAGACGTTGATGATACTATAAATAAGGCTCTCAAGATGAAGAAGAATCTTCTTGAGTATATAAGAGACAAAGACTTGGAGGAATCAGTATGAAAAAGGTTTCAGTATTCTTGACAGTGTTCGGCATTTTTGCTGGGACAGCTCTTGCGTGGGTCACTTATGATTGCATAAGGGATAGGAACTATAGCAGCCAGCCGTATGAGAAGAAAACTGACTGGCCTGAAATGAAGCTGGAGTTTCCAGACCCAGCTGACTTGCAAGAGCAATGGACTAAGACAGATACTCAAAGCAATGCTGTAGATATTGCTTTGCCTCATGACTATAATACTCTTGTTGTTACTCTTGTATCAGGTGATATACATGTGTATTATAATACAGTAGTAATTACTGAGTATGATAAAGAATATATTGAGATACTTTATTATTCAGTCAAGAATGATAAGATTGAAACAGGCAGAGAGTACTACGCTAACGTACGCCGTCTTGATATAAATCCTCAAGACGGCCAGTTATAAGGAGGTGCTATGCAGAAAGATTCAGACTGCATTAAGAGCGGGGCTTATTATAAAGACCCTGGAACAAAAGAGCTGCTTACTGGGCATGAAGAAAGAGCTATTAAGTGCTGTATTTCAGAAGCAGGCAAGTTTATTTGGCCACAAGTAAAGTTCAGTAATGGCTCTACTGGAAAGATTCTTTATAGCTTGTGGACTTCTGAAGAAAAAGAAATCTACAAGCAGTATAGGTCAGGAGTAGCTGCTAAGTCAGCGCCTCCTGAACAACAAATTACACAGGAAGTGCACGAAAAGCCTGTTGTACATCAGTATGAGGCAGCTCATTCTCAAGTAGATGAGTCTATTGCTTCTGGTAACACTCTCGAATACATTAGCAAATGTAACGAGCATTTAGGCGTGTGGATATTCGAGAACAAGATTTATGACTTGCTTACTGTTAAAGGAACAAGTGCTTATGTTCCTGTTCCAAGAGCGTTGATTCCGCCTTCTGCTAGAGAACGGCTGAACATTATTTAAGGAGATAATTATGCTTAATGTAGAAAAAGTTTATACAACATTAAATGCTGATGAAGTTAAACCAGGTAGCCTAGGCTATTTTGCAGATGACTTAGAGACACTTGAAAGAATGATTTCTTCAGGTAGTACACTTAAAATGCTTGAGAAAGTAAACGACAAGAGAGCAGCAGCTAGATTTAAGTCATTAAATGAAAACAGTTATTGCTTGTTTTATCTTGTAGAGCAACCTTCTGAACTTAATGTGCAACCTTCTGAACTTAATGTGCAACCTTCTGAACTTAATGTGCAACCATATATTTCTGGTGCCGCACTGCTTTCTGATTTTGAAAGCAAGCAGCACCCATTATATGTTTTTAATAATGACACAAAAGACTGTATCATGATTACACGTATTACTATTACAGGTGTATATTTGAACAGTGAATTCGTGCCATTATCAGAATTGACAGCTCATTTCTCCTTCAAGAATGGAGACCCTGTAGGAGTTAAAAATGACAAGCGAAGAAGAAATTAAGCATGAGAAAGAGTGACTGTAACATCACTATGATATGTAGAATGAGATAGTTGAAGCTCTTAAAAAGACAGTAAGGTTGACATTACTTCTATAAAACAAGAGTACGCATCAAAGCATAATCCTGATGATGTTATATGTTGTAACTGCTATTTATGTGATATGTATTCTTGTAGTGAGTGCCATTTAGGGATGAAGTATCATCATCCTTGTTGCCAAGACAATAGTAGTATCTTTTCAATTGTTGCAGACGTAGATATGCTATACTCAAGAATAGATGCTACTGAGGCTATACGTGACTGCGTTCTTAATTGGAGGTGTTAAATGAAAATTGAAAATGTAGAGACATGGGGTTTTGAGCATGCTATCCGTGGCATGCGGAATCCAATGAACAGTTGGGATAAATCAGATTCCGGCTATATTGATAAGAGGTTCAATGACCAGTTTCATATTGGAGATGCTGATATGAAGCTGATGAGGAGTCTTATAACAGCAGGACCTGAGCATCGAAAATTCTTGCGACAGATTTTTATATCTGTTGACATAACTGCTCCATTATATTGGTGGAAGGAGTTCGACACTTATAAGGTAGGCACAGTTGTTAACTCATGCTCAACTATGCATAAGCTCAAGGACACGCCAATTACTAAGGACTGCTTTGAAATGCAAAGCTATGAGGATATTCCAATGGTATTGAATGCTCTTGGAAATATAGATGATTTCTGGTACTGGCTTATTGAAGCTCTTGAGTTTCTGCGCAAGAAGTATCTTGAAACAAAGGATAAGAAGTACTGGTGTGAGCTTATACGGATGCTTCCTGAGTCATGGCTTCAAAAGCGTACTATAGCAATGAACTATGAGAATGCTTACAGCATGTGGCAGCAGCGCAGACACCACAAGCTAAATGAATGGTCAGATGTATTCTGTGGTGAGTTTATTGAGAAGCTCCCATATTTCAAGGAGCTGTTCATTGACTAAAACACAGAAAGCAAACTTTAGAATGTCAAGTGCCTGGAAGAATTTCCGTGTAAAAATGAAGAAAAAAGCAAGCTGCTTTGACTGGATTACAAAGCAGCCGCTTACTAAAACTTGGAATCTCCACCATCTTGACTTGAGGTCTGCTAATTATAAAGATATTTCAGACCCAGAAAGATTTATTCCTTTAAATGAAAACACGCATGAGTTTATCCACTGGCTATATACTCTATGGTCAAAGGATAAAAAAGTTCTTACAAGAATTGAGTTTGTGCTTTGTCAGATGAAAGACTTCTCATCTGACAAAATGCATTATGAGGAGGATAAAAATGAGTAGTCATATTTGCAGCAGGTTTTTTGGACAGCTTGCAAAGCACAAGAAGACTGGCAACATTTACAGAGTGCATGAAGGCATTGTGTTAGACTGCACAAATAGCAGGGACGGTACTGCTTGTGTACTTTATGAGAAAGATGGGAACATCTTCGTGCGCGAAGCTAGTGAATTTAATAATAAATTCATTATGCTTCAGGTTGAGGATAACTTTGAGCAAGAACTAATAGATTTCTTAAAAAAGAAAGTAGCTACTAAATAGTGGGTATTTAGTAAATATACCACTTTATTTAGCTAATAAAATGGTATATTTACAATTTTAATTTATAATAAATATAACATTTTTAATGGAGTAGCTATGAAAGAAGAAGAAAAGCAGCAAATACGTGAGCTTTACCACAAGCAAGCAGATGCTATGGCTGATGCGTTCATACAGAGCTCTGAGCGTATTCAGAAGGAATTTCCTGAAGGAACACAGAAAGACTATGACAACATGATGAAGCAAATTATAAGTAATGCGCAGCATGCTGTCAATGCAAGTCTTGAAAGTATGAAAGAAGCGCTTGCTTCTGAAACTGGCAAACTGATAAAGGAGAAAAAGAATGGCTGATGATTTTGACTATTTGAATATCAAGACAGATGACAAGCAGGTGCTTAAGCATCTTGCAGAAATGGGTGAGCAGCTTAAAAAACTTAAAGCACAACAAATTGAGTTTGAAGAAAAGGCTGCAGCTGCTAAAAAAGAATATGAGCATTACGCAAATGTTGTAATTCCTAGTGAGATGCATGCTTGTGGAATTAACTCAATCTCGCTTGCTACAGGTGGTGTGCTTGCAATTAAGCATAATTTTTATTGTCAGCCGAATAAAAATCCAGCAGACAGAAAGATTATGGTTGATTGGCTGCGTGCTCATAATGGCGGACATATCATTGAGCATGATGCTACAGTATCTGCTGATGATATGTCACGTCTTGAAACTGAAGGTATTCCTTTTATTGAGAATATTTCATTTAATACACAGCGGCTTAAATCATTCTTGAAGGATGGTATTGGTGCCACTACAGGAGTGCAGCAGTTTACAATCGATGATATTCCACAATGTATGCACTTTCAGGAAGTTACAACAGTAGATATTAACATGGAGAAATAAAATGGCTGAAAAATTTGACTTGACAAATGTAGTCCCTTTGAGAGACTCAATTATTGCAGAAATTGTTATTCCTGCTTCTAAATCAGGAATTCTTCTTTCAGATACTGTTAAAGAGAATGCTTCAAAGCATCTTAAAGCAGTAAAGTTTGGTCCAGATGTTAAAGGCATTAAGCTGAATGATGAGCTTATAGTAAATTCATTTGATTTCATGGGCCAGAAAATAAACATTTCTGAAGACTATGTGCTTGTTCCTGAGTCAGTTATTGTAGCAGTAAAACGTATATAGCTGTATCTTCTTATTTTAAGCCCCTTAAATATTTAAGGGGCTCATTTTATTTTATGAGGAATATATGGCTTTAGTTGATGAAGTGTATGGACTTAAATATCAAGAAGCAGAAAACCAGACACGCTTACTTACAGCTGCTATGAAGCAGCAGACAGGTGTAGGGTTTGAGTCACTTGATAAACTAGAAGAATGGGCGCATGCTCACCATCTTGATAAAGTGTTGTTTAGTAATATGTCTCATCAGTTTCTGTGCATCAGCCACAAAGGTGAGATTATGATGCCTAAGCAGTTTGAGATTTATTACAAGAATCTCTTATTCTATGAGGAGCGCGCAGGTAACAAGATAGTTACTGCTACATGGCATCCTGAAGGCTTTGAGTACTATGATAATGCATACATAGCAGGTGAGCAGTCAGATGGCGTACATAAGCCTCTTTATTATAGAGACTATACTGTTCCTACTGGCTTCTTTTCTGAAGAGCGTGACGCATTTAATGTTGCAAAGCCTTTTCCTGTCTTTGCTAAAGAGACAGGCCGAGATACATCGCATATTTATACATATATTGAGCATGTTGCTGGTGAGTGTGCATACTATCTGCTAGCATGGCTTCGTATGAAGATGCTTTACCCTAATACTAAAACGCAAGTTGTACCAATTATTGTGTCACGTGCTCAAGGTTCTGGTAAAACTACTTTTGCTGAAGTGATATGCAAGGGTCTTTTTGGTAAGGATAATGTACTTGTATCTGACCAGTATGACTCATCTGCGCGGTTTAATGCAGACTATGCAGATAGCTTAATAGTATGCCTTGAAGAAAAAGAAGAGACCGATAAAAGAAACTCAGCAGGTGCTTTGAAAAGCCGAGCTACTGCTACTACTATACGTAAGGAGCAAAAAGGTATTGACCCTATTTATCAGGACTCTTACACAGACTTTATTATGACTACTAATAAAGACGTTCCAATCAAGTTTGACGGACGTGAGGACCAGCGGAGGTTTATGATTATGGAAGCTGACCCGAACTTTACACGCAAGACATCTGACCTTGCGGACGAAGTTTTTACAAAGCTATATGGCTATGATGCTAACTATAACAGAGTAGGCACTCCATTCGTAGAGGACCGCGACCTTATAGCTCAATTCAAGCACGAGCTGTTTACAAGGTCAGATATAGCAGCTGTGCAGCTTAGGAATTTTCCAAAGACAACTGCTTACAAAAGATGCTTTACTTTACCACGTACTTCAGAAGCTACTGAAATCGAAAGTATTATGCGTGCTCTTGCTCCATTTATAAAACAGAGCTTGCTTGAAAAGAAAGTAATTGATGAAATAGATAGCCAGAAACTAAGTGATATTACGCAATATGCAGGAGCAGTACAGTATATGCCTGCTTTCAAAGAGCACGCTGCTTTCATTGCTATTTGTCGTCCTTTGGTATTTTATGAAATGCAGACTATGAAGCCTATGACGCATTCAGTTGTTGAGCGTGGAATATACGACTGTGTTCCTTGGCTTATTGCTGAGTATGGCATCACCATTATTTCAGATATGGACCCACTGCTTGGTGGATTTACACGACTATCAGGAAGATACAGAACAGCTCCAGCAGCTAAATTCTGTTTAATTGAAGATGCACATAAAAATCCTATAGGACACATTGAGCAGCCAACTCGTCCAGTAAAGCCTACAAATTCTCCAAGTTCTTCACGCATTGGACAGCGGTTTAGAGTCAATAAAAAATTTAAGCCAGATGAGAATGGGTGCTTTGAGACTGTAAATGAGATGAAGCCAGGTACTACCACTATTCAAGGTAACAAGACACAGAACGTTCAGTACATGGACACATTCTTATTTGAGTCAGATACACCTACAAAGATACAGGAAATTCAAGAGCAGAAGCGTGCAGAGGACTACAAGAGTATTCATGGAGAAGGAGCAGAGATTTCTGCAAGTGTGCTTTATAAAGAAAGATTGCATATGGCATATCTTGAATCAGAAAAGCTGTTTAATGAAGGAAAAATTGCCAGGGTAGTTTATTCAGGTGCTAAGTCTTATCATCTTTTGCTGCGCGTTTCGGATGCCCCAGAAAACATAGATGAGTATAAATGGCTGCATGCTTATCTTAGTACAGTACTATCTGATAAGCTAGTATTTGACAGTAGCACATCAGACCCTGCTAGACTAACACGCAGCCCTGTTACACTCGATCGTGTTACATCTGCGTACGGTCTGCTTGTAATGGGCGAGCAAAAGCTAGTATTCGAGAATTGGTCTCATATATATGCGCTTGACTGGCGCCCAATATATCAGCAGTGGCTTCAGCGGCCATTAAAGCTGTATGAGCAAAAGAGAGGAAAGCCTCTTTATCCTACGCGTCAGGAGTATAGGACTGCTCTTGAAGCTCTTATTTCTGGCGAGTTCTGGACAAGTGATAAATTTGATGGTGACAGACAGCGGCTGTTCTTTCCTGCGTACCGTCTGCTTCGTGTTCTTGGATATTCTGCTGATGAGGCATGGAGTAATGTTATCTTGCCTAAGCTGAATAGCTATAGAAAACAGAATGAGATAGGTTATTGGAGAAGCCGTAAGGACAGTGCTCTTATTAAGAGTATTGATGTTGAGATTGACGAGTATAATAGTAGTAATATGGAGGAAAATAATGTCTGATATTGAAAAGTTTGATGACCCTATGTGGGAATATGTGCTTAATTCAAAGCTAGCGCAGTACATTCCGCATGCTAGAAAGTTCTGGGAAAATATTGAAAATATTGAAGTTAAAGGTACAGGCGTATATCCAATTATTGGTGATGTTCCTCCAGGCTTTATGTACCGTGTAACAAGTACGCCTGTACGTTCGCCAATTAAGCATGTGCAGATTTTTCCTTTTGTACCGACAGCCTATCTTCAGATTACAAACGTAGTTGGTGGCTCTACTAGAATGGTAAGCAGAGTTTGCGCTGATAATAAGTTTACTATTGATGAGTTTACAATTATTGAAAAACATAATTTGCCATCTACATATCACAAAGGGCAGTTTGTTGCGTTTATTCCTACTGATATTCTTGAAGGAACTCGTATATTAGGCAAGTGGGTATACCTCACTGCTCCTGAAATGTTAGGTTTGATGCAGGATAAAGTACAGCAGACTATAAAGTACAAGGTGATAAAATATATTTAATTAGCTAATAAAAAATATTGCTAATTAAATATAGTATAATTATTATATGCTTAGAGCTACTAAGCTATTTATTTAATGGAGGTAGCATATGAATGCTGCAGGAACACCTAATGCAGGTGCACAGAAACAGGAACTCATGACAGAAGATGTGAGCTTTATGGAGAGCATGGCTGGGCAGGGCTTTGAGAACATGGGAGCAAATGCGACAAGTATTGCTTATCTTGGACTCGTACAGCCTGATTCAGGAGCAGAAGATGATGAGAATCCAGCAGGAACTTGGAGAAATTCAGCTACAGGTCGTAACTATGGCAATAGTGTAAAGGCTGTTGTTCTTGGCTTCCGTACAATCTGGAATGAGCGTGAGTCGGACCCGCCGTTCCGTACAGTTGGACGTTATCCAATCAATGGAATTCAGGTTGAAATCCGCCAGCCGCCTAAAGGAAAGCGTGGCTATCCAAAAATGATTAACCCAGAATCTGGAAATGAAGTACAGGAGCTTTTTGTCTATGCTGTATCTTTGCCAGATTACCCAGAAGATGGAATTCTTTACTTCAGCCCTACAGTTGGCAGCATGAAGACTGCTAAGTCTTGGAACAGCCAGCTTAAAGGACAGCTTTTGCCAAATGGTGTGCAGGCGCCTATCTTTGCTTTCCAATGGAATCTTGTAGCAGACCTTGTTCCAAATCCACAGCAGCCAAACAAGAATGTTGCTAAATTTGTGAAAGTAGTGCGTGATTCTATCGTAAACAAAGAGCTGTTTACAGAACATGTACAGCCACTTTTGACAACAACAAAGCAGGAGCTTTTACAGATTACTTCTAACCTTGATGATGTTGAAGAGTAATTAGTAGCAGCTTAAATGCTTCAAGTCTCCGTGAACGTTCACGGAGATATTCTTATTTATGGAGATTAAAATGTACAATAATTATACACAGCCAGTTAACAAGCAGCCTGTAAAGCAGGAAGAAGCAGTAGGACAGAAGTTTGACCAGGACAAATTAAGATATGACCTTGTTGAGCCTGAATTTGAAGAAGCAGTAGCAGATGTGCTTACATATGGAGCTGCTAAGTATGCTCCAAATTCTTGGCAGAACGTGCCTGATGCTAAAAATCGTTATTACGCTGCTCTACGTAGACATATAGCAGCATGGAGAAAAGGTGAAGAAATTGACCCAGAGTCTGGTAAATCTCATCTCGCGCACGCTGCTTGTAATCTTATGTTCTTGATGCACAAAGGAGAAGCAGATGAGCAATAATACTTCTGTGCTTGATATTTACGGAGATTACCGTGACATTGATTTGAATTATGGCATGACAAGCCAGGACTATTTCGTACATATGCTACGCTTCAGTAAAGTTGTTGATATGGTACACGGCAAGAATATTTTTGATATTGGCTGTGGCAAATATACAAACTTGCTTAAAGCACTTTGTATGATGCGGCGAGGTCCTGATTATAAGTGCTATATTGGCACTGACTATGGCAAGGTGATTAAATGGCGTCCAGAATATAAGCCTATCTGGGACAAGACATTGATTTATGAGGGCATGGACTTTACTTCTGATGAAGACGTAGCAGTACTTGTGAACGCACTTGAACAGGTCTTTGGAAAAGAGCCTTTTACTATTACATGCTTTGAAGTGCTTGAGCACATGGACTTTGAGATGCAGAACAAGTTTATATATAACTTGTCAAAGATTATGCATGATAAGCATTTGAGTGTAGAATGCTGCTTGTTCAGCACACCTAATCACAATGGCTCACCTGCTAAGAATCATATTTCTGAGCTTAGCTACGTTCTTGAAGAAGAAATGTTTGATCGCTACGAAATACTCGTTGCCCAAGCTCAAGGACTTTCAGCATGGAAGAAATTTCATAAAGCTGAGAATATTGCTGATGAGCAGCCAGTTCCACAGTATACAGACTTTATGCCAGAAGCTCTTAGCAAGATGATTTGGGGAGCTGCCCTTCCAAGACAGTTCAGTAACAACATTCTTTATAACTTGCTGCCTTCACATGAAGAGCTTAAGCCTTACGATGAGCTTCGCAAGGAAAACTTCAAGCATGAAGAATACCGCCAGGGTGGTGCAAAGCAGAATGAATGTCAGTATTTATTCTGCAAATAGGAGATTAGGATGTCAGATTTGAATTGTTTTTCATTTACAGGACGCTTGACACAGGATGCTGCTGTGAGAACTCTTGCTTCAGGCAAGAAAGTACTCACAGTAAATGCTGCTGTTAATACCGGATATGGTGAGTACAAAAAGACACTTTTTGTAAAGCTGCAGATGTGGGGTGAGCATGGTGATAAGATTGTACAGTATTTCACAAGAGGAAAGTCAGTAGCAGCTGCTGGTGAGCTTTCACGTTCAGAATGGCAGACACGAGAAGGTAAGCAGATGGTTGATTTTGTTGTAGATGTGCGTGCTATAAATCTTGTTGGCTCAAAGCCTCAAGAGCAGGTTAATCATCAAAATACTCCAGATGCGAATGCATCTGACTTCCCAGATGATATTCCATATTAAATAGCTTCAAGCAGCAAGATATTTCTTGCTGCTTGTTCTGATTAGGAGGCAACATGCAGAAAAATATAACGGATGCTATCCTTGAGAAAGGGCAACATCCAATAAGTGATGGACACAGCTCACAGAGGATATGGAATAATGGGCACTATGTTGAATACTACAGGAAAGTATTTGCTGACAAGCTAGGAATTGATGCTGATAACATTCCTGATGATATGTACATTCACCATATTGACGGCAACCGTATGAATAACGACATTGACAATCTTATGCTGTGCACAAGAAAAGCACATGAGAATTTTGAGATGCTGCTGCATCCAGACATGTATAATCCGGAGTAAATATGAGAACAATAGCAGTTGATGTTGAGACATATGACCCTAATCTTAAGACTTTAGGTGATGGGTCTTGTCGTGACTCTGATTCTTCTGACGATGATGGCTCGTGCTTGCTTTGTGTTGGAACATATGATGGCATGCAGGCTAAGGCCTATATGCCATTTACTCCTGGCTGGGCTGAATTTGAAGAGCTTATGTTTGATGAGAATGTTGATAAAGTATTCCACAATGGCATTTATGACCTTTCATGGCTTGTGTGTGGCTACGATGTGAATGTCAAGGGCTTGTGTCATGATACTATGACACGTATGACTTATATCGATGAGTATGCTGACCTTGATTTGGACTCATGCTGTAAGTACTTTAAGATAGCAGGCAAGAATAAAGCAGAGACTATTGAAGCATGGTATGACTTGCATAAAGAAAAAATCCAGATGTCATCTGAGATTCTTGGCCGCAAGATAAAGAAGAATGACCATTTATGGGCACATTCAAAGTTCTTATGGGACAATTTCAAAGATTTCCGTGACAAGATGATTGAGTACAACTTGCAAGACTGCCGTGCTACTTGGAATCTGTATCAGGCGCAAGAGCCTAAAATGCAGAAAGTGTATGAGCCTTACATGGTTGACGTGCGCTTGACACCTCTTATTATACAGATGAAAAAGCGTGGAGTGCTTATTGACCGTAAGGCAATGGATAAGCTGACTGCTGATATTCAGCAAGACCTTAATGACAAAGAAAAAGTGCTTGAAGATACATATGGAATAACTCTTGAGATTATCAATTCATCAAAAAAACTCGGACAGCGGCTCAATGCTATAGGTATTCATTCTCCAGTTTTGACAAGTACGGGAGCAGAATCATGGGGAGCAGATGCTATGGCACGCTTAATGCATAACCCAGTAATTCCACTCATTCAGGAAGTGAAAGGTTATAAAAAGCTGCTTGATACTTACATGGAAGGTGGCATGGCCGACGCTATCTTGTCTGATGGGCGTATACACTGTACATTCTCACCTAATAAGCGCGAAGATGGTGGAACAGTGACTGGGCGTTTCGCATGCTCAAAGCCAAATCTGCAGCAGATTCCTGCACGTGATAAACAGGTAGGCCATTCGTATGGGCAAGCTATGAGAGCTCTATTCATTCCTGAAGAAGGCTGTATGATGTCTGCTATTGACTACTCACAGATTGAATACCTGCTTCTTGCACACTTTGCGCAGGGACCTCAAGCAGAATGGTTTCAAGCACAGGCAAATGCAGGAGTAGACTTTCATACTGTTGCTATGAAAGCAACCGGAATTCCATCACGCACTGTTGTAAAAACTTTTAACTATGGTGTTATCTATGGAATGGGCTGGAAGACTGCTATGGAAAAGAACTATGTTCTTTTTGAGCGTTTAGCTGCTGAGCACGGCCAGACAATTGAGCAGTTTACTCAAGACACATATAATAACTACCATGCAAAATTGCCTGTAATCCGTGAAACAATGAAAGTTGTTCAAAATATTGCTAAGATGCAAGGATATGTAATAACAATTGGCGGGCGATATCAGCATAAGCCAAAAGCTCATTTTGACCCTGCTACTGGCAAGATGAATGATTTTATTTACAAGATGCTTAACAAGCTGATTCAAGGGTCAGCAGCCGACATTTTGAAATTCGCTTTGCTCCAAGCATGGGATTCTGGAGTATTCGATATTCTTAAAATGCATCTTACAATACACGATGAGAATGTTGTGTCAGTTCCATATAACAAGATTGGAGCTGAGGCAAATGGAGAATTAAAGCATATTATGGATATGTCATTTCATAGCCAGTTAAAAGTGCCTATGAACGCAGCGTGTGAGCTTGGACCTAACTGGGGCTATTGGGACCATGACATATGGGATGATATGCAGAAAGGAATATTTAACAGAGCCAGTGAATGCTGGTGGTATAAAAAATAGGAGTGCTGAAATGGCAGGAAACAACAAACGTAACTGTGAGGTGTACTTGTTCGGTGAGACAAGCACAATGGAGTCTGGACACAAGACAGTAAGACCTAAAGGAATAAGGCCTGTTTATAAGACTGCTGGAGCTGCTGCTGCAGACTTAGCAGTGCCAGAAAAAGTAGAAATAAAGCCACATGAGACAGTGAAAATTTGCTTGAATATCGGCTTTGAGATTCCAAAAGGATATTGCATAAAGCTCTATCCACGCTCATCACTGCTTGTAAAGCGTGGACTTATTCAGCCTGTATCAATTATTGACCAAGACTATTCAGGACAGAAAGTGCACGCTCCACTACATAACTTAACTGATAGTACAGTTGTGCTTGAAGCAGGTGAAAGAGTATGCCAAGCAATGCTTGAGCCTTATTTTGATGTAGTTGACTGGGACCATGAACAAAATGAGCGGGACCCAGCAGGATTTGGAGGGTCTGGAAGAGTATGAGCCAATTGCTTAATTATAACACAAGAGTGTACAGAAAAGCGCTAAGAACATTGCTTAAGAGTCCATGCGAAAAGAACAGCTACGGTATTACGCACGAGCTGCTTGCTTTTCAGATGGAGTTTGACCCGTACAGCCAGATTGACGGAGCATCTCAAAAGTATATCAAGAATGAGCTTGATTGGTATAGGTCACAGGATTTATGCATCAATGGGCATGAAGGATTTGAAGGTAATAAAATATGGCAGAAATGCGCGTCAGATGAAGGCTTTGTGAACAGTAACTATGGCTGGTGCATCTATAGTGAAGCTAACAGCAGCCAGTTTGAGTATGCTATTGAGAGTATTCATGACAATCCTGCTACAAAACAAGCAGTTATGATTTACTCAAGACCTGCTATAAATGTTGAATGGAACGATAACAAGCATGCTAAGCATGATATGTTATGTACAATTTATGTAAGCTACTTGCTGCGTAATGGCTTTCTTAGAGCCCATGTACATATGAGAAGTAATGATGTATGGTTTGGCTTGAGGAATGACTTAGTATGGCAGCAGTACGTGCTTGAAACTGCCGTGATGCGGCTTAATACCTTAGGTATTACTTGCAAGCCAGGTCCTATTATATGGCACGCTGACTCTTTGCATATATATGATTTTGAAGTAGAAAAAGCACAGAAATATCTTGGACGGATTTAATACTCCCGGGAATTGCTGCCCCGTTATGTGTAGCATATAAGAAAAGCCTCTAGGCGACGAGCTTAGAGGCTTTTATTTTACACTTTATCTTTTCCAAGCTGTTTGAGCAGCTCTTTCCATTTAGCACTGTCACAATAGTACTTAGGGCAGTCTTTACCTGTCCAGTCATAGTGCCTGACTAAAGGCAAGTCAGGAATAGCAGCGAGATACTCTTTAAGAGTTGCTATGCTCTTATTACTGAACTTTCCTTCCACATTTTCAGGAATTACTTCAATTCCAATGCTTGTAGTGTTCCCTGCTACGCAGCCAGCATGCCATGCAATTTTGTCAAGCTCCCAGCACTGCAGTATGATGTCATCTTTAATAATAACATGTGCGCTTGCTTTTCCCTTTGACCTTATCCACCAGTCTCTTACCATTTCAGGAGTCTGCCCTGGATAAGGGCCAGTCCAATGAATTGTAATAGTTGTAGGCTGTGTATTACCAAATGACTCGTGTGTAGCACAAGCAGCATCTTCTGGTATAAGTTTTTTGATTAGCTTCATTATATTCCTGCAGCAGACAAGCGCTGCTTAATTACTTGGATTTCTTGAGCATTCTGGCATGGAGCACCACTAGCGCCACGTTCGAGAGCATCAAGCCGGCTGAATATTTCAGCAAGTGGTCCTGTACGGTTAGACCACTGCTGAGCCATATTGATTACCTGCTGGTCTATTGTCACCTGGTCATCTTCAGGCAGCTGATTCATAATCTGCTTAATTTTGCTCTCAAGCTCTGTGGTGTCATAGCCCATTTCTTTGAGAGCAGCAATCTGGCTATTTACTTCCTCAGCATCTGCTTTTGTACCTGAAAGCAATAAGATATTAGACTGTGCATCAAGCACCATCGCACGGAGCTCTGAGTCATCATACCCATTAGCAGTGATATTTTTTACTTTTGTTTCAAGTGCTTGAATCCGCTGCTTGCATTTTTTAATATCATCTTTAGCAGTATTTACATTTTCCCAGATTTTTGTATCATCATAAGAAGATGTATCACTGCTGTCTGGCAGCTGGATGTTGTCTATTTTTTTTTTGCAGGTCTGCTATTTCAGACCTGATTTCAGTGTCATCGTACGCTTCACCTGCCTGCTGCTTACGCTTAGCGTAATAGCTTTTCCAGTCGCCATCTCCCAATACAGCATTATACATTATAGCCTCCCATTAAAGCAGCAGGTCAAGCCACCGTGGTAGCTTAATGCCTTTAGCATAAAGATAATACCCAATAAACAGTCCAATGAATCTAATTATTAGTAGGACCAGTAGTATTACTACTACTTTTGTCTTGTGTTCCAGTTTTGTTTTGTAGATAGTAATAGTCTGATAACATTCGGTCAACTCGCCGTTGATACTCACCAAAGAGCTGGATAACTGCGTCGATTGAGTCTTCCATGCTGCTGCTTCTGCTTGTGAGCTCTCTAATGTCTTTGACAGCTGATTCAATTGCTCTGTCACGATTACGGAGTTCTTCTTCAAGTCTGTCAATCTGTTGCTGATGCTCGAGGACAGTTCTGTCAACGTTTGCTGCTGTAGCACATGCTGTGACGCAAAGCAGAAACAAAAGCAGAGCAAGAACAAGCATAAACCAGCCAAAAATCTTTTCCATCTCATATACCCTCCAAAATAACTGCATCTGGGAAAGACATGTTGAATATCTTTCCGCCGTCAGTGAAACTGATATTAGCATCATTCCACTGCATACTAAGTTTGCTGCCATCATAAGCAGCAGAGCCTATATTCGTAATAATTCCTGAATCAAACCGGTATATAGGAACTGACTCATACTGGACAAGTGCCGCCCATCTTTTGTTGATGAAGCAGTTAGACTGTACCTGCCCGTTGTCTCCTGCCAGGCTGTTAAACTGAAGAGCTGCTTTTACATGCTCTCCGTCAGCATACTTGCCAAGGTCTGTCTTGCCAGTTACTGGACTGTAGCCAGTCTGCTCAAGAGGGCCAGACAGCTTGTGCTGTATGATAGCATTCTGCTTAATTAGCTGCATGGGTAAACCTCCTTTTCACCGTAAATCTGATGGTACACTACAGGATTGAACAGCTTGAAAATGCTGAATCCTTTGCCAACCTTATCTGTACTAAGCCTGCAGTAGCCAGGAAATGGCGGAAGCAGCGGCACACAATCATTGACGTGTGTAAACTGCGCATAGCTAGCACAACAGCTTCTCACATATTTCTGTGTCTTGCGGCCCCATAGCACTTTAGGAGCTCCCCATGTTCTAACATGAGGCTTCCGGCCAGTCCTATAGTAAATATCTTCAGCAGCAAGCACTGCCACTGCTCCGCCATATGACCAGCCGCAGATAACAGTATCATACTCAAAATGCTTCATTAGCACCTGGAGATACTCTGCTGCTATCTGGTCTTTACAGCTCTTCCAAGCATCTCCCCAGCCTTTAGCAGCCTTCAAGCACGATTTCTGCTTTTTATAGATTTTTACTGGAAAATTCAGGTTATTTTTCCAGTCAATCTTTCCGCATGACTCTTCAAACCAGACATAGATATTTCTTTCAGAGTTATTCACAGTTATAAGATACTGTACGTCATTTCCAGCAGTCTTAAACTGTGAATGCTTAAGAGCTTTTAGATATGTGAACATTTCCCAAGGTTTCATTTGCTGTACACCTTCCTTATTTCTAGCAGCATCTTGATAAGCTCAGCAACCCACTGGTTAATCCGTTCCTTGAACTGGCTGTTCCTGAACTCTTTGCTGATTCCAGCTCTATACACTACTGACTGTATCTCCATCTGCTTGACATGTACGTAAGCGTCTGAGTCAGATATATGGTTGAACATAATCCATTCAACTACCCTATCATAGCATAGCTCAAGAATATTTCTTGCCAGGTACCCGCCAAATTTTGGCTCAGCAACTTCCATCAAGACTTTATTTTTGAGTGCCATGATATACTCATACGCCTGCTTGCACTGCTGCTGGAGTACAATCCGTTCTTTTTCAGACTCTGAGCCTATACTTAAGCTCTTTGTTTTTACACGGATATATCCATGCTTGATAAGCAGTACTACAGTCAAGATAACAGCCAGAGTAACTCCAACACAGGCACCAATCACTACTAGGTAATTAGCACCGTTGCATATTTCTTTTATCGCTTCCCACATAGATTATTCATGATGCATACTACAAGGTATAAATACAAAAGTAATATTGTCTTCTGTATTATTTGTGATAACAGTACCATCATTATTAGTTGAAAAATTAACGTTAGAAATTTCATACTTAGGTGGGTCTTGTGATATTGAGACGTTATTATCTGCGTCTGCATATATTTTAAAATATTTATCACCAATGTGCTGTACACCTGCAATTGGTGTTGTAAATACTATAAAATGTACACCAATACCCACATTTTCTATAGAAATATCTAGCCCCATCATTTTAGACATTTGTTGCATAGAAATAGTTCTACTACTGCCTGTAGGTACAGAAATGCTGTATGAAAATCCTACAAAATGCTGCCGTTCGTCTACTTTTGATAACGCAGATTTTGCGTCATCTTGTGTTTCATTTGCTATTGACTCAACATCTTCAAGTAGAGAATGCACGTTATATAATGCATTTGCTGTTACAGGCTGATATAACCCATCTATTGGCTCATCTATAAGTGCAAGTGTTGCTTTTTTAATAGGAATACTTTCAAGATAAAATGCTATAGCACTATTATTATATTGCCCGGTAGCAATTATACCATTTGCTATAGGGCATAATGTATAACCTCCTGTAGTAATATTACTCTGCTTCCACTCTGCAGGCAAAGAAATATTTATACAATAATACAATCCTGTACCTTTAATACTACTACTAACAGGTGATGTTGCAACAACAACGTCATCACCAAGGTATGATAAAATAGTTATATATGAAATATCTACACTACCTATATCAGTGTCATTCCATGTAACGCCATCGTCAGTAGAATATTTAATACCACTAGAAGTATCAGCATCAGTACCATAACAAGCTACAAAAAATATATGCCTAACACAGGCAGTACGCTGTACTTTACCAATGTCTAATTGCTGCCAATCAAGCCCATTTTTAGTACGAAACAACGCATGCATCCTATTAGAAGACACTATTGCAACGCCAGACGTATTTTTTGATATACTTGTGCATGTATAACCGTGCATAGCCTGTATTTCAGTCCATGTTACACCAAAATCAGTAGAATATCCGTTATAGTTACCTACGATAATAATAAATCCTGTACTATACTCTAGTATATCATATGCAAAATCTGTTATGTCAGTACTTGTTTCAGTCCATGTTACACCAGAATCAGTCGAGTATATGACTGTTTTTCCTTTACCTCCAGGGTATTTTATAGCAATACATGTGCCGTTAGAACATTGCATAATATTACTATACGCAGAAGTAGAATCTGTATTCGAGCTATGCCATGTAATAGCATTATCTTTAGAATAAGCAATGCCTTTTGAAGTAGCGGCTAATATTGTACCATCACTGCACTGTATCATTTTATGTACTGCACCGACTACATGCACGTCATCTACATTCGTAGTACGCCAGGTTTTACCTTCATCAGTTGTAAGACGAAATCCACTAGCGATAGTGCCATTAGATAGGCGTATGGTACCTTCAGATAGTGTATAATTTAATGCTTGCCATTCAGCACCAAATGGAGTAGAACGTGTTTTATGTACTGCTGTAACAGGTATGTTAATATCTTGTATTATTACATTTTTGTTACTATCAGGAAAAACACTATTTACACTATCAACATTTCCTGTGTTAATAAGGTCCGCTGCTATTTTCTTTTCAGCAGCTGTTGCTCTCTGTGACTCTTCAAGAATCTGAGTAGTCAAGCTAGCTTCAGCAGCTGTAGCACGCACCTCTTCAGCTGCTACTTTTTCATCAAGCTCAAGCTCTTTATTTGTAGCACGCTGGATTTCATCAGCAAGGTCTTCAGTGAGCTTCTGTTCTGCTGCTTCTGCGCGTGCTTTCTCAGTGTCTTCAGCTGCTGTAGCACGCTGGACTTCAGCAGCAAGGTCTTCAGTGAGCTTGTCTTCAGCTGCTGTAGCACGCTGGACTTCAGCAGCAAGGTCTTCAGTGAGCTTGTCTTCAGCTGCTTCTGCGCGTGCTTTCTCAGTGTCTTCAGCTGCTGTAGCACGCTGGATTTCATCAGCAAGATTATCTGTAAGAACTTTTTCAGCATCCTTAGCGCGAGTGCTCTCAGCTGAAAGTGCCTCATCAATCTCAGTCTCTTTCTTCTGTGCTCTCTCAGACTCAGAAAGAAGAGCATTGTTGATGTCTCTTTCAGTCTTCTCAGCTCTGATATTTTCAGCATTCAGGTTTTCCTGGACAAGCTGCTCAGCAGCCTTAGCACGGTCAATTTCCATTGAGAGCTTGTTTTCTGTTGTTTCTTCTGCAAGCTGCGCTCTGCTTGCTTCAGAGTCAATATTGTTCTGAAGCGCTTTTTCAGCAGTCTCTGCTCTAGCAGTCTCCTGCTCAACAGCTCCTTCAAAAGTGTCCATGCGAGAGCTTAGTGAATTTTCTTCAGCTTCAGCTCTTGTAGTCTCATCTGTAATCTTCTTGTTAAGAGTATCATTGATGCTGTTCTCAGCTTCTTTTGCTCTTGCTTCTTCGTCAGCAAGGCTGCTTACAACAGTATCAATGTTATCCTGGAGCACTTTCTCAGCAGCAAGAGCCCGCTCCCGTTCTTTGATAATGCTCTCATTGTCAAAGCGCTCGTCAACTTCTTCAGCTGAGTAGAAATCTACTCCGTCAATCAGCTTGTACATATATTCTCCTTACTGCTGCGGCATCTGGCCGTCTTCTTGCTGCAGCTGCAGCTGCGGCTGCGGCTGCGCTTCTGCCTGTATTTGCTGGGCTGCCTGTTTGACAAGCCCACGTACCCAGTCCTTATATCCAATAGCAAGGTCTTCAGGAAGCTCTTTAACTTCCTGAAGCTGATTCTGCATATTTTCCTTAAGCTGAGCATTTATATCCATCATTGTCAGCATAAGGTCCTCCATCAATTGTCAGGGTGATAGTCTGTAATACGGCTGTTGAGTGTTGCTTCAGCTGCTGTAGCACGGGCTGTTTCCTTAGCAATGTTGTTCGCGTTCTCAGTCTCAGCTGCACGGGCACGCTGCTCTTCAGCTGTAACTGTTCCAGCAATCTCAGTTTCTTTAGCTTCAGCTCTCTGCTGTTCTGTAGCGATAGCTGCTGCATTTTTCTGTTCTGCTGCTGTTGCACGCTGCTCTTCAGCTGTGATAGCTGCAGCATTTTCTTTCTCAGCAGTATCTGCTCTGACAGTTTCAGCTGCAATTGCGCCAGTAAGCTCTGTTTCTTTAGCTTCAGCTCTCTGCTGTTCAGCGTCAATACTACCCTGAAGTCTGTTTTCCATAACCTCATAGTGGTCAACACGCTGGTTAAGAGTGGTTTCAGCTTCAATAGCACGTGATGTTTCAGAAGCAATAGCCGCAGCATTTGTAGCTTCAGCAGCCTTAGCACGCTCTGTCTCAGCTTTAATAAGCTCTGTGTTAGCATTCTCGGCGGCCTTAGCACGCTCAGCTTCAGCAGATGTAAGAGCATCAGATGCTTCAATTCCTGACTGGAGCTCAGTTTCACGGAGTGTAGCACGCTGCTCTTCAGCTGTGATAGCAGCCTTGTTATCAGCAATCTTCTTTTCCGCTTCTTCAATAGCAGTATGATTATCAGTAATTGAAGACTCAGCAGCTTCGACTGTAGCTTTTATGCTGTTCTCGGATTCAACTGCGCGTGCTGATTCAGCAGAAATGTTCTCTGCGAGTTCTGCTTCTTTAGCAGTTGCGCGTATAATTTCTTTGTTGATTGTCTCAGCATTGGTGACAATGCGCTCGCTGAGTCCAGACTCTGTTTCTTTAGCCCTGTCAATTTCTTTATTGATTTTCTTGTTGAGCATTGAGAATTCAACAAGCTCGTCATAATCTGGCTGGCTTGCTTTGTCCGTAATATTGAAGAATATTGCTTTGATTATTGAGTGATCCTCAGTTGGCAGCTTAGCCATTCCATAAATGTCTGTACCAAGCAGCTCACAAAGCTCTGGATAGTCAGCATTTGAAATCTGGCTTCCGTCGCATGCAAGGTACCCAGTAGGAACATTCTTGAGTTTTCCGTCATCATCAACAGGAGCCCAGCGGATAATGGCACCAACAGGCAGTGTAACATTTGTAATGTCTCTTGCTGTCACAAAATATGCCTGTACCTGATTGCCTTCAGCATCTTCTACAATCATAGAAGGGCGCTTAATGAAAGTAATCTCATCATGATTAGCATCACCAATGAACAGCTGCCTGTAAGTTGTGTCTGTATCAGGGTCAATCTTGCTTACGACTCTGAGCAAGTTATAGCCATCACCGTCAAAGTAGTTATCTGACCAAAGCTGCTCGACATGCAGATTGTCGATAGCAGTGAGTGACGAAGCATTTGTTCCGATAGCAGCTGAAGTGATTCCACTCAGCATGCCTGTAGGGGTTACATAGCCATCTTCACCGACTGGAATAAAGTTCTCGCCACAAGCACGGAAATTTGTATTCGTATAGTCACTGCTTGAAGATGAGAGCCCGTCAGATGATACAGCAAGGTATACACATTCTTTATGCTTGCTGTTAGTTCCAGAAATAAGGTGGAAAGCAAGGTCCTTCCATGTGCCGCTCTTCTTTGCAAGATGTACAGTAAGAGAGCCGACAAATCCGTCTGCTGTTTTCGTGACTGACATGTCAACAATAGCATCAAACGGATTAGAGTTCACATACTTGATATATGCGCGCGCTGACTTGTGTGCATGCTCTTCATCAGGAGCATTTTCATCCTGCTCCCAGTCAAGTGACAGACAGCCAAGAATGTACGCTCCATTTGTAGCTGTGTCTGTTAAAGCTCCTGTTCCTGCAAAAGGAGCAGAGAAATGTGCCCATTTTGTAAAGTCAATCACTTTTGCTGCTTTGAGTTTTCCAATAAAATATTCAGAAGTCTCAATAATGACGCTAAACGCTGCTTTTGTGCTGTCGTCAATGTCAGTAATAGCAGTGTACTTAACAACTTCTGCTTTAAGCAGGTCAACTGAAGTAGCAAGAGCTGCTACTCCATTCTGGACAGCTTCAACTGAGGTCTTATCTGCTTTAGCAGTAAGGTCTTTGCTTTCTGCTTTTCCAGCAATAAGCTGCTGCATGTTTGTAACAGCTGCTGAAAGCTCATCTTTCGTAGCAGCTGCCTGGGCGGTACTACGCACGTCATTAAGTGCAGTATTTTCTGCTTTTGCTCCAAGAGCAGCGTTAAGCTCTGTCTTGACGCTGTTCACATATGAAACAATACCATGCACAGCCGCATCATTAGGAGCAGTTGCTTCCAAATGGGCAGTCAGCTTTACAGAAAGCTGATTATATGCATCAATGAAAGCAGTTATGTCTTTTGCCGAAGGCCCAGAAGAGCCCTGCGGTCCGTTAAACTGTGTGAAAGTGCTCATCTAGGCCTCCAAGCTACTCACTGTCTTCTTCAGGCTCTTCGTCTTCAGGCTCTTCGTCTTCAGGCTCTTCGTCTTCAGGCTCAGCAGCGAGTGACTTGCCATCAGGAGTTCTCAAGAATTCTGGAATTGTGTAGCCAAGAAGCATCTCTGCGTCTTGACGCTTAATGTTTCCTGTAATAGCAAGGTCTGTGATGATTGTCTGGTACAGCGGATTTTTGCGCTGATTATCCATCATCAAATTGTTAAGAGTGTTTCTTCTAAGCCGCATATTTATCTCCTTTAGCTTAAATCCATAATAACACCTGCTTTATCTAGCAAAGCAGCAATTTCACCTGGCTCACCATAATCTTCTGCCATGTACTTGTCATATACACTTTGCAGCAATTTACGATTTACATTACTTCTAGCAAGGTCTTTGTTATATGCGCCTTTGTCAAAGTAATGTGACAAATCATCTTCTGTTATATCATTAAAGTCATCAACGACATTTTCACCTGTATACTGTGACTGTTCAATGTCTGACCTTAATACTCTAACAGGAACTGACTCACGGATAATCTCTTCGCCAGTCTTTTTGTCAAAGCGCTTGCGCTTAGGAGTGTCCTGTATAATCACCCACTTACTAGGCTTCCCGTCAGGGCCTACTCCTTCTTGCCGTCCAAAAGCACGACCTGTTCTCATGTCTGCTGTATACTGGAATGGGTACCGCGTATCATGTATAGTTCCACGCACGCGCACTAGATTCCAGAATTCGACACCTACAGCGTGCCGCTCCCTGCCGTTCTTAGCAGGAGGCGCCATAGTGTTATTCTCAGCAAGATACATTAAAGTACTTGCTACATTAGCAGGCAGATTAAAAAATACACATATATCACCTCTGTTTGTAAACTCTACCATTAGCAGCATATACAAAGGATTATACGTGAGCTTTTTGATATGTCCACCTTGACATTCTTGAGTCACCAACTGCTTCTGCTGAGACTGCTTCTCAAACGCGTAGTCAATATAGTCAGCAGGTGTCTGTATTTTTCTGTACAGCTGCTTTCCATCTTTATATCCTTCAGAAAGCTCTGACTGATGCTCTCCAAAGTACTTGACAAGTTCATTATAATCTTGCCGTGGCAAAAGGTATACATCACCTGTCAAGTTGCTGTTCAGCTTACGTGTCGGATAACCTGCTAGCAGGGCTTTTGTCTCTTTCTTATTAGTACTACTGCGTTTTTTATGTAGCCATTCTGAGTAGTCTGGACTGAAAGGACTTGGCCCTACTGGCATATTAACCTACCTTACACTGTCTGCAAGTCTGTAATCGGCTCGCGGAGCTTGATAACTGTGTATGTGTATGGGTACTCGGTAAAGAGTGCTCCCATTTCATGCATAGCAACAGGCACAACATTCTTCGGATGGCGGATATTATTGCCATTGCTGAATGACGCAAGACGCCCATCTGTAAGTGTTGGAGAGCCATATGTAATTCTCTGTGAGAGGTCCATTTTAGCAATGAGCTCGTTCGGAATTCTGAGGTCATCAATTTTCGGAGGCGCTGAGTGCCCCCAAGTTTCCTGGATGTACTGGTCAATCTCAAATGTAGCATTGTCCCAGCAGTTGTAAGACAAATCGTTCTTAGGTCCGATGATGATTACATCAGTCGGCATGTTAAGGTCTTCAACAACCTCTTTGACAACCTGATTTCCAATCTGGTAGTCAGTTGTCTTCACACCACGCTGGTAAACGATAGCACCTTCAACGAAGTTGTCACGGAGTACCTGAACAGAGTTTCCTTCCTCATAGCCAAGAGCAACACGTGTAACTGGGTTCATCCAGATACCAATGTCTGCATATGGAACTGTCGCTTTTGTCAAGAATGCACCACGCATAATAGCATCGATGATATGCTCGCCTTCCTGCTGGAGCACATACCCGCCAGCCTGTTCTGTAGAATAGCGCAAACGGTCAGCCTGTCCACGGAACGGCAAGTTAAGTCCCAAGCGAGTGTCCATATCAGCAGGGTCTGAGTACCATGGGAACAAGTCAGCAAGACCTTCCATGGCACCTGTGACAGCATTTACGCCCTCAGTATATTTGCCTGTACCTGTAAACTGGTCATACGTTCCCTGGAACGGGCCTGAAGCAACTGTAATAGCAGCGCCATTCCAGTTAGCGAATGTGTCTGCTGGCATTCCAACAATTTCACGGTTCTGAGCTACTTCAAGGAACTCGCCGTCTTTCCAAGCAGAAACTGTCGTTCCAATTGGCAAGAGTGAAAGCTCTCCTGGCTGATTGTCAAGAACAAAGTAAAGCTCGGAAACATCTGCTGCTCCCCAAGGAGCTGCTTCTTTTGTCTTGATAAGCATCTTGCCATGTTTGAAGTTGCTGTTGAAAACATTGATTGGTGTTTTGATGGTGAACGGAGTTCCAAGCACTGGTGTGTGCACGTTGGCAACTGGGTTCTTTGAAGCACCTGTAGTCGGCGCTTTGATTGAAGCACGAATCTGGTGAACAACACCAAAGCGGCCGTGAATAGCAAAGTTCTTAAACAAAGCAGCAACATTGTTGCGAAGTGAGTGCATGCGTGTAGCATAATCTGTCTCAAATGCCGCTTTTTTCTCTGATGTCTCAAGATTCTGCATCATGTCAACGTCAAAGCCGTCTGTTACTGAGCCGTATGTAGCATGGTAAACGCCATACTCAAGCTCACCTGGCTTGCGAAGTCCGACAGTGTCTTTATATACCTGTGAGTTCAAAGAGCCGCCAGTGTTTGTGTTTGCAAGTAGCATGCGGTATTCAAACTTGTCATTGAATTTCCATTCACGCTTTTTACTGCGGATAAGGCGTACAATGTCTGACTGACAAGGGAAAAGTCCATTAAGCAAGTAGTCTGTAATGAATACCTGCTTACTCAGTGCTTCCAACTGGTCCTGTGTAATAGCCATAATTATTTTCCTCCAATTATGCTAAATATAAAAGTCTGCTTTAAGCAGGTTCTTCCTAATAAAGCCGGTCACGAAGAGCAGATATGATGTTCTTCTGCCGGATGTCTGAAACTGTTTTTTCACGCTTTTTCTGGCAAGAATAGCAGCTGCAATCTTTTGAGTGTACAGATTCTTCACGCTTTTTTTGTGAAGCAGTCTTGCCCCAAGAAGTAGTCATGCGCTGAATTCTTTTCTGGCGGCTGTCAGAAATAGTCTTGCCTTTTGGAGTGCTATCAGATTTAAGCTCATTTTCTGTTTTACCTGTAGATGTGAGCTTGTCTGTTTTAGCATCAGGACTCTTTTTAAGGTCCTTGACTGCTTTTTCAGCACCTTGTACAGCTTCTTTAGACGTATCGCCGATTACTGTAGCTGTATCTGGGTGACCATTTTTGTCAGTGTCCTGCACAATAACGTCAGTGTCACCATCGCCATTTACGTCAGTAACACTGTACAAATCTCCATTGGCATCTGGCTCGTTAAGTCTGTCCAATGCTGACCGATAGTGTGGGTCATTTTTTGGTACACGTGCATAGTACCAGTCAGTTGAGCGTGGTGTACCAATGTACTGAAGTGATGTGCCATCTTCAAGTTTATCAAGAGCGCGGTCTTTTGCTTCACCTCTCATGATGCTGTTATATGAATCTTCATCAATAGGCACGTTGCCAAGCTCTCCAATAAGCTCATCCTGTGACATATTAGAATATCGCTGGCGGTCAGCTTTATCAGGGCTATGCATCATATCCTGTTTGATAGCGCGTGCATTCAAAATCTGCTGGTCAAAAGGCATGTCTGACATTGTGCGGCGCCCATGCTCAAAAAGAATATCTTTATATTCATTTTCGTCGATAGGCTCATCAATAACTTCAAGTATGCTCATGTCATCAGCATCTGCAAGATAAGCAAGGTCAGGGTCACCGCTATCAGCGGCGTAGTTTCTAAAACTGATAAGGTAATCCTGTAGTATGTCCTTAGGTAAATCTGAAATTCTCATTAAAATCCTCCGAGACAAGCAGAAAGAATATTTTTACTCAACTGCTGTGATTTAGGCTGTTTAACTGCTGCTAAACGCTTAATTGTCTTCATACGAATATCTGACAAAGTATCGTGTAAAGGTTTTACATTTTTGATACGTTTATCAGATGGTGTATCTGGTGGCATTGGAGCACCTTCTGGTGGCATTGGAGCACCTTCTGGTGGCATTGGAGCACCTTCTGGTGGCATTGGAGCACCTTCTGGTGGCATTGGAGCACCTTCTGGTGGCATAC